GAGAGAGGTACAAGCCGAAATATCAAGGCCGATGAGGATTTTCACAAACAATGGTAAAATAAAGGTAGAAGGGAAAAAGGAGATGAGATCACGGGGTGTTGCTTCTCCAAATTTAGCAGAGTCTTTGGTGATTGCTATGAGTGTTAAAAAGCCGATTGAGAAAAAGCGTTCTGAGGCGATCTATGAAGAGTGGGATAGTTTAATGCCCTAAAGAAGGTGGACATATGAAATGTTTTGGACCTGGGTGTAAATACCCTAGCAATTCTAACGGCAGTGTCAATTTTATTGATGTTAATGGCATTTTTGTTGGTTATGAACTGGATCAAGATTGCTGCGAAGAGTTCGGTTGGTTTTTCTCTGACGGTATAGTAACTGATACTGTTTTTAAATATCCTAAAGATCATCCGTTGAGTAATGATGGAGGTTTAGAGGATTTTTCATTCGACAAGAATTATTGTCAGGAGTATAAGCATGAAGATATGTCAGGTGATCAGCGAAATATAATAATATTTAGAGCCTCAAACAAAGATAAGGAATTTAAATATTTACATTTATTCAATCTGCATAACGGTTACTATTCTCATGGGTTTGAAGTGAAACATGGGGAATGGATTGTTAAGCGTGGTGACTTGTAATATTTGGGTTAAACATGTAGACGGTGCATTTGAGAGACGCGATGGAAAACGAAAATTATAGCAGTGATGAAGAAGAAAAAGATCCTGATTCTCTTTTTGAAAGGCTGGACTCATTTGGAGCCTCTCTGATAAAAACCCGAGCTCAAGCTATTGCGTCTCGCCTGGCTTCTGGGGTTGAAACGATTTGGCTAGAGGACGAAGAATATTATGAGGGTTTTGATAATTTAAATCGGCCCGAGGCCAGCTCAAGCTGGCGACAAAAACCGGTTGGCCAGGGAAATATTGCAGTCAGAGCGCGGAAGAAAAAGAACCGTTCGACTATTTTTCCAAATATCACAGCGCAGTTTGTTGACGCGGGAGCGGCGCGTGTAGCTGATATGTTGTTGCCCACGGACGATCCCGCATTTTCATTAGCGCCAACCCCAGTCCCCGAATTACTGGATTTATCCAATCTACCTATGCGAGAGGACGGGGTAGAGGAGGCTGAGTTAATACAGGGTATTTTCACTGGTCCCGGAAACGAGCAAATAAAGACCGCGAAAATGGAAATTGGGACGGCTAAAAAGAAAGCCGATCTGGCGCAAAAAAAAGATAGAAGATTGGCACGTCGAATGTCAATGGCACGCAGAAGTTCGGACTGTCATAGAAAATTCGGCAAGGATTGGGACTGGAGTGTTAAAAGGTCCGGTCCCTTTTTACAGGAGCAATCCGACATGGGTTGTTGGTCAGGACGGGGTTGGTAAGATGGAGATGAACGCAATAACCAGCCCTGGATCTAAATCAATAGACCCATGGAATTTTTTCCCTGACCCGTCGTGTGGAGAAAATATCCATAACGGGGCTTACGTGTGGGAGCGTGATTTTATCACCCGAAAACAATTACGAGAACTGATTGTATTTGAGGAGGAGGGATATAACGAAATACAAATACTGAAATGTTTGAAAGAAGGGCCGATGATGGCCACGTCCACGACGAAAAAAAAACCGGACCCTATTGCTGACTCTAACTACAGTAAAAAATTTGAAATTTGGTACTACCATGGCACGGCGGAAAAAGAGGACATGATCGCGGGGGGGTGTGATTGTGGTGAGGAGGAGGATCCCTACGTACACGCGATGGTGACGATAGTTAACAATCACGTTATCAGAGCCTCATTAAATCCATTGGTGACAGGAGACTATCCCTACGATGTTCTGCCGTGGAGAAAAAAATCTGGTCATTGGACGGGTATTGGCGTTGCCAGGCAATGCCGTGAGGGACAGAAAATAGTGGTCGGTGGCACTCGTAATCTGATGGACAATGCGGGTATGGCCGCTGGGCCGATGCTTGTTTTCAAGCAAGGTGTCATTACCCCGGCAGATGGAGTGGCTGGGATAGGGCCTCGAAAAGTTTTTTACATTGCAGAGGACTCCGGGATAGAGGATGCGACAAAAGCGATTGGAGTCATTAAAGTTCCGATGATAGTCGATGAGCTGATGGCCATTATCGAGTATGGGAAGAAAGTTGCTGAGGACTCCAGTGGAATCCAGCTATTGATGCAAGGTCAACAGGGTTCGGCTCCTGACACGGTTGGCGGGATGATCATATTGAACAATAACGCTAACTCTGTTTTAAGGCGTTTAGCGAAGCTGTTTGATGACAGAATTACTGAGCCACATATCAGGCGATATTACAAATGGCTGTTGTTAAATACCGACGATGACACCATGAAGGGTGATTTTATGATTGATGCCCGGGGTTCTTCAGCATTACTGGAAAGAGACATTCAAAACCAGGAAATGCCGGTATTATTGCAGTTATCGAAGGACCCTACGTACGGTATTGATCCTAAGAAAACAATTGATGAATATTTAAAATCCAGGCGTTTCGCGCCCAAGAATTTCCAATATGATGATGAAGAGTGGAAGCAAACGGTCGAGCAATTATCGTCTCCCCCGCCAGATTCTGCAGTTGAAGTGGCTACGCTGCGGGCGCAAACAGAAGAGATAAAAGAACAAAACAAGCAGGCATTAGAACAATTAAAATTGGACCATGACGGCGTGCAGAATGATAGGGATAGAGAGGTTAAACTCGTTATTGAGACTATGCACCAGGATATTAATTCAATTGTGCAGAATCTGAAAGAGCGTGGTATGGATAATCGATCGCTCGAAGAGGCCAAAACCAAGTTGACCGATACGCTGATGAAGTTGGACGTACAAAAACAGTTATCAGGTACCGAAGCACTTACCCCGGCGGTTGAGCCAAGAGGCCGAGCCCCAGATGGCGAATCTTTTCAGAAATAGGATAATATTATGACAACTGAATCATTTTCTTCGGATCTCAACATTGTTAAGGGTAAAATTTTGGCAACTGTGAACCTCATTATACAATCATCTGCAGATGGTGAGGGGAACTGGATTAATCTAATGCCTCTTGATATCCCGGAGTGGGTAAAGGAGGACCAAAACATTGGCAGGATGATGTCTGGTGATATGATTTGTTACAACGAAAAGCAGCCCTACCGCTGGTATCGGGCTTATGAAATCCCTGAGTCTGAAAAGCTTAACTAATTATTTACACAGGCCATTATAATTTTTTTATAGGTAATGAAATGAAAGAAAATTCAAAATTTAGTTGGGGTTGGGGTGATACTTATAAGAATATTTTAAAAAAAGGTTTCTGCGTTGATACGCCGACAACACTCCAGGCAGAAATTGACTTTGAATTAGGTTTTCTAAAGGTGTGTCAAGAAGAAATAAAAAAGGAATTTTTTAGATTAAATAAGATTGAGATTGAAAATTTGCGCAAGAGGCATGTTTTATTGTTAAAGCAGGCCTTAAAAGAGCTGAAAAATGATTAAAATATAGGGTTTTTACATATGCCGTTAAATAAGGTAGAATATCAAAGCGCTGTTTGGAAGAAATTGAAGGTTCATATGGAGAGGAGGCTGGATAAATTGAGAAAAGACAATGATACGGTCTCCCCGGATTCGCTGTTACGAGTTCAGGGTGCGATTATCGAGTTAAAATTGTTGATAGGCCTTGATAATAAGGGATTGGAACAAGAAGCCCTCGAAGACGATGACTTTTGTTGATTGCCCTCGTTGATGACAATCAAAAAATTAGCCCTTATTAGAGGAATAATATTTTATGCCTATTGAAAAAGAAGAGGTTGTTGAAGGAGGAGCTGTTTCGGACGAAAAGGCCGATGGACAAGATGAATTCTCTAAGGGATTCTCTAAGGTTATAAATACCGATGATGAAACGCCTAAAGAACAGGCTGCACCAGCATCCGCCGCGCCGGCAGCGGCTGAAAAAGAGAAGGAAACTATCAGTGATGAAGCGGTCGAAAAAGAGAAAACAGAGGGGAAAAAGGAAGTAGAGGAGCAAGGAGAACCACAAAAAAGGATTGCCGAACTTGAGATGGACAAGCGCCGGCTGGAGGGAAAGATCGGCGAGCTTATGATGAATAAGGCATCTGCAAAAAAAGGGGGTGAGGTCAATAAACCCAAGCCGGAACTGAAAGACCCTAAAGCCATGGGGAGTTTTCTCGAAGAGTTTCCTGATGTGGCCCCTGTACAGGAAGAGATTTTAGACCTGCGCCAGGGTTTGCTTGATGCCCGGGAAACAATTGGCACGATGAAGACGGATCTTCAGAATCAGATATCCCAAGCGGGTGAGTTAGCGACGTTCAATATTCGACACCCAGACCATAAGGATATTTTAAAGGAGGAGGATTTCCTGGATTGGACAATAGAGGGAGGACCCTCGAAAGACGATTACATCGAAATGAAAGGGCTTGAGCAGTCTTCGATAGATGACCGGTATACGTCTCAGCAGCAAGAGGGCTTTGACGAAAGAGCGACTAAAATGATAACCTCGTGGAAAGAGATATACCCGAGGTGGTGGGAAGAAAAGGGATTAGGGCTGTTTAGCGAATCCTCCGTTCCAGCGATGGGTTTATTGGATGGATACAAAGAACACAAAAAATCTCTTAACAGTTCTCAAGAGGAGCAAGAGAGAAAGAGGAAAAAACGTATTGTTGGCGCTGTAACCCCTACGGGTAGCGGTGTAGCACCGGTAAGCGGCATGTCAAACGAAGAGGCTTTTGGTTTAGGCTTTAACAAGATAATACGCCAAAAGATGTAGATAAAAGATGTAGATAAAAAAGAAGCCCTTGGCGACAATGACTTCAAGAATTGCCCTCGAAAGACGACATTTCAAGTACCAACAAATGACATTTTAATGCCCTTTGTTAATTCATTTAACAAATTTATGGGAGCATTAAAATGCCAACTCAAACGTATGGCGATCCAGCAGGTCGAATTAATGAAGTAAAGGGCGAGATTCTTGCCCACGCTGTCCAGATAGAAGTTTTAGCGCTGGGCTGTAAAATGAAGGAAATGCCGGCTAAAGCGGGCGATAACATTACCTACCGCCGATATATTCCTTTTGGCGCAACAAGCACCGATGTAAACACACAAAACAGACCCGCCGTTACGGCCTCAGCCCATATTACGCAGGAAGGTGTAACCCCTGCGGCTGATACGCTCACCCCTGTAGACGTGAATGTTGTTCAACAACAATATGCCTGTCTGTATACCTATACGGACCAGGTGGCCGAGATGTACGAAGACGATATCCCGGAAGAGATGATCATTCAGACGGGTGAACGGGTTGGATTAATTCGAGAAATGGTTCGCTTTGGCGCGATAAAAGCGGCCACGAATGTTATTTATTCCGGCGGAACTTCGCGCGCGACTGTTGATGAAGCTTTGCAATTGCAAACATTGCGCAGAATGGCACGTATTTTAAAGCTCAACCATGCAAAGAAAAAGCGTCGTATTCTGGCGCCAAGTCCAAATTACGAGGCATTTGCTATTGAAGCGGCCTATATTGTTTTTTGTTCAACCGATGCCGAGCCGGACATTCGAGATCTCCCTAATTTTACCCCTCTAGCACGTTATTCAAACCGCAATCCTATTAGCGAAGAAGAAATTGGATCTTGTGAAGAGTTCAGGTTTATTACCTCTCCTGAGTTAACTGCATACGCAGATTCCGGTGCGAGTGTTGGCTCTACGGGGTTAGTTTCTACAACAGGCTCAACCATTGATGTTTATCCGTTTATGGTGATGGGAGAGGACGCCGTCTACGACGTTGCTCTACGCGGTTTGAATTCTTTTGATGTTAAGCACATTCCGCATAATAGTGGAGACAAAGTGGATCCATTGGACATGCGTGGTTATGTTGGCTGTAAGTTCTACAGTGCCGTAGCTGTTGTTAACGGCGGTTGGATGGGTGTTATCGAGGCTGGAACGACTACCCAAACCTAATAAATGACTTATATATCAACAACTTAAAACCCCCCGCTCCATGGGGAAAACGTTAGGAGAAAGGAAAATGAGCGGACAAGATTTAATGGCAAATAGTGGATATATAGGTTGTATCACTAATGCTGTTGTAGGCATTGGTTCAACCTCCACACAATTATCGACGGCGTCTACAGTGGGCACTGGAACGGACTATGCAATAGATGGCATCGCCTACAATTTTTCAGATGACGCGACTTTTACAATGACGGCTATGGCCCAGCAAGCGGTTTCTACGAGCTGTCTGTATTTATTGCAAGTCAATGCAGCCGGCACCACTTCAACGAAGAAAGGCGTTGAGGCATTAACTGCTGATTTGGGTGTGACGAGATCTCTGCAATGGCCTCAGCCTGACGCGGATAACTGCCCGTTGGGGGGGTTTAAGGTAGCACTTGACTCTTCTACTACTTTTACCGGGGCAACGACTGCGCTGGATGCAGCGGGTGTTACGGATACGTACTACAGCTTTATTGGTGGGTTACCGTTAGCGCCACAAGTCGCGTAAGTGTTTTTAAAATATCAGGGGAGGAAACTCCCTCGCCGATAAACTTTTATAGACAACATCGATGGTGAAAAAAATGATTAATTGGAAAGATATCGCCTATTTGCAGATTTTCAGGAAGATGATTTATAAGAAGGGGGCGCAGATTCTTATCACGGGAGATGATGGGAAGATAACCACGATACAAGCTACTGATTTAGGGATGGATCAACCGAACGATAATACCCGATTCGGTGAAAATTCTCTTAACTCGATTACGTTGGGAAGCGGTATTGATAATACGGCCTTTGGTTCTGAAACATTAACTGCTGTAACGACCGGTGATGAAAATACGGCTGTCGGAGACAAAGCAGGTGATGCGATTACCACGGGCAGTAACAATACTACGGTTGGTTCTTCGGCGGCTTCAGCGATTACTACGACAAGTGGAACCACGGCGGTGGGCAAGGATGCATTGGCCCTTTCCACGGCGGCGGGGAATACAGCGGTCGGAGACAGTGCGCTTGATGCGAATGTAACGGGATTGCGTAATGTGGGGGTGGGTCAGAATGCCGGTGGTGCACAAGCAGGAGTCACGGATGACGACAATACCTTCATTGGAAACGATGCAGGCCTCTTAGTCAATGGTACAGCATCTGGCGGGAATACGGTTGTAGGTTCATTGGCTTTGGATGCGGCTGTAACGACTGTTGACGCAACAGCGGTCGGGATTAGTTCATTAAGTGCTTCAACTGCTGATGGCAACACGGGTGTTGGCGCGAGAAGCTTGGCGGCGAACATAACCGGATTGCGCAATGTGGCGGTGGGTGTGGATGCCGGGGCAACGCAAGCGGGGACCACGGATGACGACAACACTTGGGTGGGTAACCTGGCAGGTAATGTTGCCACCGGTAGTGCCTCTGGTGGGAATACCGCCATGGGCTCAAATGCCATGCTGGTATCGACGACTTCCATTGATTGCGTGTCGGTTGGATTTAATTCGCTAGCCGCTCAAGTAACCGGGAACAATAACGTCGCTGTTGGCTCGGACGCGCTGCTCGTTGCTGCTGGCGCAACCGATGACGATTGTGTCGCTGTCGGAACGGGGGCTCTGGTTGCCATGAATGGTTCCGGTTCCGGCGAGAATACCGCCATTGGTTCAGATTCCGGATCGGCAATAACGACGGGTGTCAATAATACAAACTTAGGGCGTTCAAGTGGCTTGATTACTACTACAGGCAGCGGTAATACCTGTATTGGTGCTGACACCTCAACGAGCGGAACGGGCGCAGTCGATCAGATTGTGATGGGTCGTGGTGTTACCGGTATAGCCGATAATGCAATCACTCTGGGTGACAGTACCCGAGCGATTACTTGTAACTTCGATGCTGACCAAACATGGGATGCACCCTCAGACTTAAGAATGAAAAATGTTCTTGGTGAATCTACGCTAGGACTTTCATTTATCAATCGTTTGAAGACTATTGAGTATAATTTTAAGTCAGCTTCCGAATGGCCTGCTGAATGGGATGTTGACCCTAATGACGATGTTAATACGACTAAAAGGATTTTAGGGATGGGGGCTCAGCATGTCCAAGCCGCACTAAAAGAAGAAGGCGAGACTGTGTTTCATGGTTGGACGCTGCTTGATAACGGGCAGCAATTATTGGGTGAATCAGCGTTTGTTTATCCACTTATTCGTGCTGTTAATGAATTGACTGTAAGGCTTGAGAAGCTGGAAGGAATAATTAACCCTTAAAAGAGAAATTGATTATGGAAACTCAAGAAAAAGATGAGAAGAAAAAGCCGGGCAGACCTTCAGAGTTAAAAGAGTTAAAGATTAAACTTGCGTCTCTTTTAGAAAGGGTTGACAAACAAAACGATGTGATTTCACATTTAGCGAAGAATAACCCTGTTTCGATTAGGAAGGCGTATGAAACAGAAGAGAATGAAACGGGGAATATGGGTCCAAGGACGATGCAGGCCACAGGCCCGGCTGAAATGTCTTTATCTCCCCCTGAGTTTAAGACTGTTGATCGATACTGTCCTGAAAAAATGGCCTTACTGGCATTCATGGAAGAGTATTTAATCGTTGAAGTGGCTGATACGACAGACGAGATGTGTGTTCCTATTCCTTCTGTTTTTAATGATGGGAAATCTCAGTTTTTTATTCGAGGGGAAGAACAGAAGGTAAAGCGAAAATTCGTAGAAGTGCTTTCCAGATGTAAGAAAACGACATTTACTCAACGCAAGGAAATAAATTTCAACGGTGACCAAGTCTATATTAACGTTCCTCATACGGCCTTGACCTACCCCTTCAGGATTCTCGAAGACCCGAGCGGTATCAGCCCTGGTTCGAAAGGGCATGAATGGTTGAAGTCGATACAGATGGAGGCATAAAATGCCTGATTATAAATTGCCTGAATTGGAACAGAAAGAAGATTCTGATGATTCTAAGCCCATTGCTGAGAAACCGGATAAATTTCCTAGCATGTATGACAGAAAGATTAGGATCCCCGTTAATGAAAGCATATTGCATGAATTTTCTGTTGGTGATAAGGCGGAGATTACGTTAACCGGGGAAATCGTTGAGGTCTCAAAGAGCCAGGATTATGATGAAAGAGAAGCAAAAACCCTCCAATTAGTCATTGAAAAAGTCAGTGCTTATCCTTTTGAACAAAGTAAGGAAATGAAAGAAAAAAGCTTTCATAAGGGATATAAGAAAGGCTATTCCAAGAATATGTGAGGAAATAATGTCAATCAATAGAGTTTACGTACAATACACGCAGACCTTCGATGGTTTCACTCGTCCTAGTAATACGACCACGTATACTGCGGGGGATGTGATTGCAGATTCAGCGAGTGCGGCGACCATTTTGAAATTTTCGCGGTGTGCCGGGGAGCCAGGGCAAGGAGGATTTATTAAATCGGCAATACTGATTGATAGTAGCGATGAATCGACGAAGTTAAATGCAGACCTTTTCCTTTTCAATGTTTCCCCGGTCACTTACGGAAACGACAACGAGGCCTTTGCCCCTACAGATGCTGAATTAAGGGATTGTGTCGGGGTTATTACTCTCGATGGTACTGTTGCCGCTAATCTTAAAGCAGGAAGTGGTAATTCCGTTATTAATAATTTCGGTATTGATATGGCGTTTACCTGTACGATTAATGAGCGGGCACTCTATGGGGTCCTTGTTGCAAGGAATGCCTATGTGCCCACTTCTGCTGAAGTATTCAGGATAAAACTTGGGGTTCTTCAATCGTAGTGGATGTTAAAGAGATGACAACGGATGACCTAAGAACTGAGTTTAGGCAACTGGCTAATACCCTTCAACCGTTGAACGCACGAAGGAAATTAATTAATGACGAGTTAAAGAAGCGTCTTAAATCAGCCGCCGCTAAATTACGTATTAGATCCCTCGAACGTGGAGAGAAAGTAGTGTTATACCTAGAACTAAAACAAGATCTTGGTCGTTAAGAATTATGTCAACCAATCTCCAGTTATGCCAGGACTTATCCAGGGAATGCGATATATCAGGAGGAGACACTGTCCCGGCAGCGGTCACTGATCAGGTGGGCGAATTACAGAGAGTCGTTAACTGGATATCGCAGGCATGGACCGAAATACAGAATCGGCACACTAATTGGCGATGGATGCGGGTAGGCTTTACTGTCAACACGACCTCTGGAGACGGGTCTTACGCCTTTGGAGATTGCACAGACGATCTAACCTCCTCGGCAATTTCAACATTTTCCCGATGGTTGGTTGATGATGAAGAGGATCCCGGGAAGATTTACTTAAGTTCGGGTGGCGTAGGGACCCAAACATGGCTCACTTACGCCAACTGGAATGATTTTAAAAGTATTTACCGAATTGGCACACAGAATAATGCCTATCCCATCCACGTATCAATAGACCCACAAGATAATTTAATTATTGGGCCAAAGCCCAATGACATTTATGTGATTAAGGGTGACTTTCAGCGTGGAGAGCAATCGTTTGCCGCTAATTCAGACACCCCTGACATGCCTTCCCGGTTTCATAAATTAATTGTTTATGAGGCGATGAAAAAGTACGGTTTTTTTGAGTCTGCTAGCGAGATTCTTGCCAGGAGTAACTATGAGGCGAATAAGCTGATGCGGCAATTAGAGGCAAATCAGCTTCCCGACCTTCCCGTGGGGGGCCCCATGGCATGATGATTCCCAGACAGGACATACAGCAGCGCCCCCTGGAGAGCTACGAGTTAGTTTTCAAGCAGGGCCTTGATCAGGTAACCCCCTCCAAATACACCATCCCTGGGTCCTTGCGCGAAGCTCAAAATTATGAGATAGATATCAATGGCGGGTATGCCAGTATCGAAGGTTATGAGCGCTTTGATGGACAGGCTAAGCCTTCTGCCGCTGTTTATGCAATTTTGGATGTCACCATAACGGGTTCTTTTTCAAATGCCGACACCATCACGGGGGTAGACTCCTCCGCGACGGCGGTTATTCTTTCTGTTGTGACCTCTGGCGCCCAAGATTACCTGGTTATCACTAAAATAGTGGGTACCTTTAATAGCTCTGAGGACCTTCAGGTTAGTGCCGTTACGGAAGGAAATACAGATGCGGCAACCGTAATCGGTGGGGCATCGACTAAAAAGCTCAATGCCCAATATAAGAATCTAGCGGCTGATGACTATCGAGACGATATAGCCGCCGTCCCCGGTTCAGGGAATATCCTTGGGATCTGGATGTTGAGCGATATCAAGTACGCATTCAGGAATAACACCGGTGGTACTGCGGCCGACTTGTATAAATCTACCTCTAGTGGTTGGTCACAGGTGGCTCTTGGCCGGGAATTGAGCTTTACCTCCGGCGGGACGACAGAGATAGTCGAAGGGAACACCATAACAGGGGCGACCTCATCGGCCACAGCGGTGATTACCCGGGTAGCCCTTGAATCTGGGTCATGGGCGGCAGGAACTGCAGCAGGGCGCTTTATATTCGCCACTCAGACTGGCACTTTCCAGTCTGAAGACCTTAATGTAGGTGCGAGCACTAATTTAGCGACCATTGCTGGTGACGCAACGGCTATCACTTTATCGGCGAGTGGTCGGTATGAATTTGTCAATTCCAACTTTGGAGGACAAGCCGGTTCAAAACGGATCTATGGGTGTGATACCGTTAACCGTGGCTTTGAATTCGACGGGACTATTTTTGTTCCTATTGCTACGGCAATGACGACTGATACCCCTAATCATGTAACCGCCCACGAAAATCATTTATTCTTTTCCTTTGAGGGTACTTCCCAACATTCCGGTATAGGAACCCCCTATATTTGGAGCCCGATATTTGGGGCTAGTGAACTTGCTGTGGGTGATACGATTACCGCCTATAAGGTTCAACCGGGTGAGTCAGGGAATTCGACCCTGTTAATATTTTCTAGGAATAAGATTAACGTCTTATATGGTACGTCTAGTGCAGACTGGACTTTGGTTGATTACCGCGAGGAAGTGGGTGCCTATAAGTATTCTGTTCAAGAATTTGGCATGACCATGATGGTGGATGATAGGGGGATTGATAATCTCGTTACCGTACAGGCTTATGGTAATTTCCAGCACAATACCTTATCAAGATTAATACAACCTTTTATTAATGCCCGTAAAACAAAATTAAAGGCCTCTAATATTTCCAGGGAGAAAAGTCAGTATCGGGTCTTTTTTTCCGACAAGTATGCTGTTTATATGACGACCAACAACAGAAAGGTCATTGGCATGACGCCGATACTTTTTAATAATCCGGTTCTTTGTACTTTTTCCCTTGAAGCTGTTGATGGGTCAGAAGAGATTTTTTTTGGCTCTGATAACGGGTTTATTTATCAAATGGATAAAGGCACATCCTTTGATGGAGAAAATATAGAAGCTTACTTAACGTTCCATTATCTGCATAGCAAAACAGCAAGAAGAAAGAAACGCTATAAAAACTGTACGGTAGAGGTTTCTGGTGGGGGTTATGCAGAATTCAAATTTTCTTATGAGTTAGGTTATTCAGTAACAGATATTCCTCAACCTGGATCGGTTACTGAAATTGCTGATTTTTCCAATTCTGTTTGGGATTCGGGTAGCTGGGATTCTGGATTTTGGGATGGCACTAAAATTAAACCCGCTTCGTTTAAATTATCAGGTAGTGCAGAGAATATTTCTTTGTTAATAAGGTCGAATTCTGACTATTTTTGGCCATTGGTTTTTTCAGGGGCACAAATTCGGTTTCTTTATGGAAGACAATTGAGATGACAGCGCCTTATTATGATGCTACAGGTGTCCCCGCAACGGATTCTTCATTATCATCCTCGTTGATACGGACAGAGCTTGGATTAATTGAAACATCTTTTGATTTATTCCCTGCTTTTAGTGGGAATGGCTCAAAGGTTCTTCAGGTTAATAGTGGGGAGACGGCTGTTGAAGCTGTAACTGCCATTACCTTAACAGGGGTTATTACAGGATTAACCTTAGAGGCTACGGGAGATACTGCCAGCGGTGATAATGCGGCCATTGGGTATACCTCAGCAGAGGGTATAATTATTACCGGGCAGGGTTCCACGAATGATATTACGATAAAAAATGACGCCGACACCACGGTTATTTCTATTCCCACAGGAGGGACAGCCGTTACTTTTGCTGGGACCCTTTCTGCAGCGACAGGTTCTACTGTAGGTAATCTAACCCTGGCAAATGGATCTATCACTGATTCAAGCGGGGCCATTTCCTTTGGTAATGAAAACATTACTACAACGGGAACATTAGCGTCTGGCGCCTTAACGGTTACAGGTTTAATAACGAGTGGTGACTTAACGTTAAATGCTGCCAACCCTGAAATTCTCGGTGGGGATACAGATGGGGTTATGTATCTTGCTCCATCAACGACTAACGCCTTGGGTGGAGTAATAAGATTATACGGCGATACGCATGCTACGAGGGCGGATGACATAGATTTTTATGGATCGGCTACTTTACAATTGGCTTATGATGATTCTGTGAGTTCATGGAATTTTCAAGCAAATGCGATAACAACTACTGGCGCCTTAACTTGTGGTTCTTTAACCTCCACTGGTATCGATGACAATGCAACTAGTACAGCAATTAAAATTAACTCCTCTGAGAACGTCGGTATCGGGACGATTAGTCCTGAAACACTGACTCATTTGCATGGCGCAGCTATAGATACACTCACTCTAACAAGCGAAGGCTGGAGGGCTAGTGCGAATTTATTGATAACCGGAGCTGATCCAGGAAACACGGCAGGCGATGATGGTGTGTTTATAGCACTTAATCCAGTTACAGGTAGAGGTGGGGCAGCGGCAATCGGAGCTGTATTCAGTCAACCGATTGACAACAAAGATGGTGGAGTAGAATTAGCATTTTATGGAAATGATGGAAATAATACATTGGCCGAAAGAATGAGAATAGACAAAGCCGGCAACGTCGGCATCGGTACGGCTAACCCGGGAACTAAGTTAGATGTAAATGGGACCCTTTCTGCAACGGGCGTTATTACAGGATTAACCTTAGAGGCTACGGGAGACACTGCCGCAGGCGATAATTCGGCGATGGGATATACTGCTGCCGAAGGGCTGATACTTACCGGGCAGGGCTCCACGAATGATATTACGCTAAAGAACGACGCTGATGCCACGGTTATGTCTGTGGCCACTGGGGGGACTGCCATTGTCTTTGCAGGTACTATCTCTGCCGCTACCGCCTCGACCATTGGAAATCTAACGTTAGCTAACGGATCAATTACAGATTCAAGCGGGGCCATTTCCTTTGGCAATGAAAACATTACTACAACGGGTACTTTTAACTGTGGCGCACTAACATCGACAGGTATTGACGATAACGCTACTAGCGTGGCTATTACAATTGATACATCTGAGAACGTGGTGATTGAGGCAGGACTTATATTACACAAAAAAACTGACTCAATAACTGCCGGTACAACGCAAACACAGGCGGGAGCCACAGCATTAACCTCTGATTTAAACCGAATTACCGTATCGGGTACTGATGGGGACGGGGTAAAGCTTCCCAGTGCTGTTGGGGGAGAAGATATTTTAATTATCAACGATGATTCAGCACAAACTGTTCAGATATGGCCCAATACCTCTGATGCAATAGACGGAGGTTCCGCCGATGCGGTTGATTCTAATACACTAGCCGCAGGGGCATCAAGACGGTATGCTGCCTTTGATGCTACAAACTGGTACACGACTTAACACTAATAATGGGTAATAGCTATGAATTTAGAGATAGAGAAAGATGAATTAGAGTTTCTTTTTACTATTTTGAACAGTGAGATAATGATTCCCTTGAAAGCTGTGGATGTCGCGGCAAGGACCAAAAAGACATTATCTGATTGTTTAATTAAAGAGAAACGGGACAAAAAATAATGGCCGGTATTGTCAACTCGCAAATAAGCGCAGATGATCCTCTTTCTTCGATTAAGAATTACGACGCTGCCACAACGACGTTGGATGATCTTGACACTGTAGAAGGTAGAATTGCCAGTATTACGTCTAAAGACAGCCCAATGATACAGTCTGCCCGGACTCGCGCGGACCAGGCTTCACAGAGAAAGGGCACCTTAAAATCCTCAATGTCCATAGGGGCTGCGGAAAGGGCTGTGATTGATGCTGCCATGCCAATAGCCGCGCAAGATGCCTCTGCAAGTATCCAAAATAAGCAGTTCAATGTGAATTCACTTAATACGGGTGGCCAGTTCAATGTCTCTCAGACGAATCAGGCGGCCCTTAGGGCGTTACAAGGAAATCAGGCTCTGGAACAGATTGGTAAAACGGGCACTGAATCCAGGCTTAATCTTGCGGCACAAACAGAGGGTGAGTCTCGCCTTGTTCAAGAGCGTGGCGATATTGATCTACAGTTACAGTCCGCTGATTCTGCAACCCGGGAGGCATTGCTGAAAAAGCAGGGAGAGATTGATTTTGAGTTACAAGAGCTTAGAGGGACACAAGAAACCTCTCAAATAACGCAACAAGGTGAGATTCAATCCAGATTGGTTGCTGAGCGTGGCGATATTGATAAAGCGTTACAAACAGCGGATGCGGACACCAGGATGGGTCTTTTGCAGCGTCAAGGGGAGATCGACACAAATTTAAGAGAGTTACAAGGGCAGATTGAATCGCAATTATTGCAAGAAAAGGGAGTAATTGATCAACAATTAATCAATGCCGATGAACAGTCGAAAGCGCGCTTGCTAGAACAGCAGGGCGCGATTGACGTGGAAATCAGGAAGGTCCAAGGGGAGATAGAATCCAGTCTTGTTCAGCAGCGAGGGAATATCGATAAAGAGCTTCAGACGGCTGATTCTGCGACACGAGAGATGTTATTACAGAACCAAGGGGTTATTGATAATCAGTTACAGGAACTCAGGGGCCGGCAACAATTAGACGTAGTGGGGGCACAGACTGAGGCCGAATCTCAGTTAATCGCAGAGCGGGGACAGATTGATTTACAATTACAGAGTGCTGATGCGACCACTCGACAGGCACTATTGGATAAACAGGGACAAATTGATCAACAGATCCAGACATTGAGAGGCGAGCAACAGCTTTCCGCTATTTCAGCACAAGCTGATTCAGAAGCGAACCTTATTGAGAAGCGTGGTGAAATTGAGCTACAGCTACAAAGCGCAGATGCGGCTACCCGGGAGAGTTTACTTCAACAACAGGGGGATATAGACACACAGTTACAGGAATTGAGGGGTGAGCAACAGAAGGAAATTGTCGGTGTTCAGACTCAAGCTGAAATGGAATTGACTCAGGAGCGCGGGCGGATACAAGCGGAACTCCAGGTTGCTGATGCGGCTACGAGAGAACAGCTAATCACTCGCCAGGGGGAGATTGACACACAGCTACAGAATTTACGCGGTGAACAGCTGGGCCAGCAAGCGCAATATGATTATGTCCTTCAAGGACTGCGCGGTGACCAATCCTTGGAGCTTAAAAGAATTGAGACGGAAAGTGCTGAGCTCAGGCAGGCTAACGCAAATGCTTCACAATTCTTTTCTCAGATTAGCGCGGGGATGGCTGCAATTCTGTCTGAACCGGATATGTCTCCTATCGCCAAAAAGACACAAATTGAAAAAATGAATCTTTTACTAAAAAGTGGATTAGCTGTTATCCAGTCAATAGGCGGCATCGATTTTGTAGGATTGTTGGATTTTGGACCTGCTCCTGCACCTGCACCTGCTCCTGCACCTGCTCCTGCACCTGCTCCTGGACCTGCTCCTGGACCTGCTCCTGCTCCTGGGGCTCCTGCGCTACCTTCTGGCTGGACACCTGCACCTGCAGCACCTCCCCCTGGTGTAGCTTTACCCCCTTCTGGCTGGGCATCTATACCTACTTTAGGAGATGACCCTAAAACATTTCCCAGGGGGCGTGGCAGCCAAGGTTATTGGAGTCAATTCTTATGATCAGCTATTGAGATAGATGGAGAGAGAATTACATGATAAGGGTGGCAAGACCCAGCGATATTAACACCATAGTGGCGCTTGGGATTGAATCCCTTGAAAATGATGCCTATCAGACGTTGATTATTGACAAGGAAAAGGTCAGGAATACTGCTATTGAAAGCGTCAGTTCAGCTGCACACTTTGCATGGGTATCGGAAATAGAGGGAAGGGTGGAGGGAGCTGTTATTGGAATGACTTTTCATCTACAGTTTTATGAAAGGAAAATGTGTAGTGTGATTATGTTTTATTGCAGAGTCCCTAGGGACGGTGGGTTTTTAATTAAGAGGCTGCTTCAGTGGTACAAGTCTCGCCCTATGTTAAAAAGGTTGGAATTTACCTTAGAGAGGAATATGGACCCTAAAATAGGACGTTTTTTAGAAAAACTGGGGATCAAGGGAGAATTGCCGGTACATTCTCACATTAAAGGTGAAAGTGGTTAATATGAGTAAGATAGTCAAGAGAGTTGGAAAAGGTGTCAGTAAGATTTTTAAGGGGATTGGGAAAGCCTTTAAGAAGATTATTAAATCGAAGATAGTCAAAGTAGTGCTGGTTATCGCCGCTATTTATTTAGGGGGCGCAGCGCTGGGGGCGTGGAACAGTAGTTTCGCGTCGGTGAACGGGGCCTGGACAGCAGCCGGGTCCCAAGCATCACAAGCTGCTGCCACAGGTGTTACAACAGCAGTCACTCCTGGTGCTGGTGGTGCAGTCACTCCCGGTGCTGGCGCTGGTGCTGGTGGTGCAGTCACTCCCGGTGCTGGCGCTGGTGCTGGTGGTGCAGTCACTCCCGGTGCTGGCGCTGGTGCTGGTCCTGGTGGTGGCCTTGGTCCTGGTTTTAATGTTGGTAGTGGTGGTGGCGGGTCTGGTATAGGAAGCACCATTGGTAAGGCTGGAAGTAAGATAGGTGAAGCTCTTGGTTCAGCTGGCAAATTTGTTAAGGCTAACCCAGGAATTTCTCTCATGGGATTAAGCGCCGCGTCCAGTGCTTTGTCACCGGATGAAATAGATGTTCTTAGGGAAGAGGAGGAACAACGGCAACGAGATAGGGAGAGAAGGAATAGGAACCTGATGGTTGGCGACATTAACTTAGGTATCAGTCCCGCAAGGAATGGGGCGTCTTTTTCACAACAGCCTGGAAGTAGTAGGGGCCTGATTAACCGGAGAATTTAACCATGGCTGGACTGATAAACGAGTCGATGCCTCAACAGAAACCGGGGATGGCCCAGAAAAAGGCTCAACCAGGTTCTTTGAAAAACATGCCTGAAGAGAAGGCCACCGACGAGGAGCAGGAAGCGTTTGATCGTGTTGTTTATGCAGGGATGGATGTACTTCACAGTGAAGAGACAAAGCCTAAAATACTTGAAATGCTGGAGACAGGGAAGGAAAACCCTGGCCAAATTTTGGCTCAGATAGCCGTCATGATCCTAAAGGAGCTGGATCAGAAATCGGGTGGTAGCATTCCTGAAGAAGTGATTCTTCAAAGTGCTGAACAGATTCTTTCTTTAACGGCTGAATTGGCCGAAAATTCTGGTATTTTTCAGGTTGACGATAAAGTGAGTAATTCTGCCGCGCAGAATCTTCTTGCGCAAATTTCAGAATCCTATGATATTGATCAATCAGAGGTCGAAGAGCTCATGAAAACTGTCAATGAGGATGAAATTAAAGGCATTGTGACTGAACAACAAGGATACGATTTAGGCTAATGGCAATTCGAGGTCTTTTAGGTAAACTGTTAAAGGGCGCCAAAGAAGTGGCGGTGCCCATGGCTATGGCTGCCCAGAAAGAAAGGATACAAGCTAAGCGTGATACTACTTTTCGTGACTTTCAAAAAAAGGAATCTGAAAAGCAGCGCACTTTTACTGCCGAACAAAATATTATTTCAAGGGGTGACAGTAAACTTAAAGATGAGTTAACACGTAAAAACATTGAGCAAATGGAACTTGCAATAGAGTCATCAGGAATTGATCTTAAAGAAAAGAAGGAGCTGGAAACTCTTAGAAATACATATCTTAACGCACCGGAAGGAGAAGAAAAGAAAGCTCTACTAGAATCTTATCTAGGTATGCAGGGTAAGGGCCAGGGTTCTTTCGCTGGACATATTATAGAAAGCCCAGATCCTAATAATCCCTTTGGGGCAATTAGGAGTATGCTTGTTCTTGATAAGAAAAAAGGGACTGTAGTTTATGTTGGTGATGTTAAAGACTTTAAGGAAAAGAAATTACAAGAATCAGCTAAAGCTAAAAAATCTAGATCTATTGGAATGCAATCGGAGAAGATTAAAAGCCTATCCAGAGAAGAAAAGATAAAAATGATTATGAAATCAAATCCAAAAAGCACAAAAAAAGATGCCATCAGGTACCTTGATAAACTAGAAGGTAAAATAAGTCCAGAAATCTAATGAAGATGCCAAACCAATTAAGTGGCGAATTTGCAGATTGGGTAAATCCTTTTGAAGACATTGATCTATCAGAAAATACCAACGAATTTTCAGATTGGGTAAATCCTTTTGAAGTAGAACCTGTTATTGAGAAATCTATTCCTGAGCCTGTCGAAAAACAGAAAGGCAATACCGCAAGTGAGCTTTTTTCAGCGTATGGTGTTGGATCTAATTCATTATTAAAAATTGCTGGTGATATCTATGGATTGACTTTTGATGATATGGACAATTGGGCCTCTAATGCAGGTAAGTCTGGCATTGATTATTGGGAGAAAAGAAAATCTAAAAATGCAAAAGACCTTGAAAAACAAAGAAAAGATAGGATAGATTTTGCTGATGGAATGTTATCAAAAGCGGGTGTTGCTTTCTGGGAGACAATAACATCCCCTACTTTGTTGACTATGTTTGCCTTTGAACAAGCTCCCATGTTAATTACAACAGGAGGAGTGGGTAAACTTGCTGGCGCTTTAACGAAAACTACTGGAGCATTAAAAACCACACAAGCTACAGCGGCTGTTGGTGGTGCCATAGGCGCAGGTGCTGTCATGCACGGCGCCGATTCTGGAGCCGATTCTTATGATCAGCTTTTAGCACTGCCTGACAATATATGGTTAGCTAACCCTAGGGTTAAGTCGCGTGTGGACGCAGGAGAGCCGCTGGGGGCCGTTAAAGAGGATATCGCTATTGGCTTATCAAGGAATACCGCGATTGCAGCAGGGATCACCTCAATTGGGTTAAACATGGTCCCGGGGGCCAGATATCTTGAAAAGTCACTTGTTGGTGTCAAAATCCCAGGTTCAAAAGGATTAAATGCCGCGATCGGTTTTGCCGGCGGCGCTCTTGCCGAAGGAATTGAAGAGGGTAGCGGTAAGTTCTTTGCCAATCTTGCTTCTAAAACAATAGATCCCTCCACTGATTTATCTAAAGGCGTGGGTGAAGCGTCAGGGATGGGCGCGGTATTAGGTGGATTTGCCGGTGGTGGCGCTGGCTATATTGCATCCAGCAATAAGACCCAGAATGCTGTTGATAAAATAGCCGTAGCCAAGACAAATGAGGAGGTTATAGAAGCGGCCAGAGAAGGTGTTTCTGAAGAAAGTAAAGAGGTCCCGTTAAGTGAAGCTGATAGAATAAACAGGAATAGAGGGATTATTGAAAGCGATATCGCTGAGAATAAGTCCATTGAAGATTATCAACTAACGCAAACAATTGAAGATCAAGGAAGAGCAAGCGCCCAGGATTTATCCGCGAAACGTTATGAACAATCCCCATATTTTAATGAAAGTGAAGCTGAAATAGAAAGACAGAAAGCGGCTGATTATGATAGTGCCGTTAATCAAGTTGCTGATCGTCAAATAGAGAGTTCTCTAGAAGAGAGTACCAGAGAAGATCCCTATACTGCTAATCCGGTTATGCGAGAAGCCTTTCAAGAGGCCCTTAACAGAAAATCCGCTATAGAAGAAAAGAAAACTGCTGATCTTGCTGAGCAAGACAGGCTACGTTACCAGGAAGCACCAGAGGAGGCTGTTCCTGAGTTATCCACGATAATGGACAAAGACCCTATCCCTTTGGATGATTCCATATCAAAGAAAGATACCGCCCAGGATGAAGTCATAGAGGATCAGACACCACTATCTATCTTAACAAATTACGCAAAAACTGCGGACAACAAAGATAAGCTCCTGAGCTATGCCCGTGGTCGATTCCCTAAGTCTGATTTGTCTAAAGAGATTGATTTGGCATGGAGAGCTAAAACAGAGGGAAAAGAAGACGTACTTTTTTCAAGCACTATGGTTTCTGAAGAAGGTCAGTCTGGAATTTCCGTTGATAAAGTGACTTCTGCTATCAAACCCGCTCTTAAAAATCTTAATGTGGAAGTTGGTATAGATTTGGAGATAGTCTCTAAGCCTGAAGATTTAGGACTTAAAAAGAGTAATGCAAAAGGAGCATTCTATAAGGGTAAAATTTATTTATTCTCAGATAACATAAAGGACGAAAAAGATGCAAATTTAGTGTTGGCACATGAGTTGGTTGGGCATAAAGGTGTAATAGAAATGTCCTCAAAGGAACAGTGGGAAGACATTACAAACACGGTTAATCGATTAACAACGCTAAAGAATAAAATGTCTTTGGATATAATGGCAGAAGTTGATGAAAGATATCCCGGTGCGAATTCAGAGACAAGAGTAAAGGAATTTTTAGCCATTGCGGCTGAGCGCAGAATAGAAAGAGGACCAATCGCTAAGTTAATCGCTAAGTTCAGAGAGATAACTAGAAGTTTCTTGAAAAAAGTAGGGATTAAAAAAATATTCTCAGAATCAGAAATAGATATAATTTTAAGCAATTCTGAAAGATATATAAGAGGAAAATCTGAAATTGAATCCGTTAACGACCAATTAAGTCAAGCTAAAGAAACTGGGTTTCAAGGTGAAGACATTACAGAAGCGAATGAGTGGCAGCAAGCGTTTGAGAAGTTTGGCCCCGAGGGAATGACCGAAAAAGCTCGCTTGTCTCGCGCTAAGGAAATGGGTTTTGATACTGAAAAGGTTTATTACCATGGGACTAGCGATGATTTCACTGAATTTCAGGATAGTGATATGTCAGGAATGTTTACGGATAGGAGGGTCAGTTTTTTTACAACTGATACAAAATATGCCTCAAGCATTGGAGATAGGGTTATACCAGTCTACTTGAGTGTTGATCAATTTAAGGAAGTTGGCCGTGACGGGTATTCAATCAGTAAAGATCCAGAATTTATAGAAGCATTGATTAAAAATGGCGATACAGGTGTTTTTACAAATGACGGAATGGCCATAGCCTTCTATCCCTCAAAAATTCGCTCAACAAACGCCGCCTTCGACCCGGACTTCAGAGAAAGCGAAAATCTATTGTACTCTAAGGATAAAGAAGTTACTGCAAATAAACAAAGTTTTTCAAAAAAGGAGCTGGATGTAATTAAAAAGGGGGGTTTTGGAAAGAAGAGCTTCAAGAATAACTTCACGGATCAATACAATCAAACGAGAGAACACCTTAACACAAAATTTAGACAAGGTTTTGTTGATCAATACGCTAGCTTTAAAGATATATTGAAAGATGAAGATGCATGGATGCTTGGCCACCTGACTAAATCAAACACGGGTGCAATAGAATCTCTGGTGGAAGATGGATCTCTAGTTTTGCGGGGAGGAGTTATAGGAGTTGACACGAAATCAAAATCTCTAAAGGAGATATTAATTCCTTTAGGGGAAGACCTTGATAGATGGACTTATTGGATAGCGGGAAATAGAGCTAATAAGCTAAAAAAGGAGGGTAAAGAAAATCTTTTCTCAGATAAAGATATTTCCATAATGATGGCTATGAACAAGGGAAAAGAGCAGCTATTTGACAGCGTCAAGGAAGAGTTCGAGCTATTAGCTGACAGTGTTAGTCGTATCGCCGTTGACACAGGTCTTCTTTCTAAGGAGGAAGTTGACTCTTGGCTTCAAGAAGGGTTCTATCTGCCATTTTACAGGGTGTCAGAAGACGACGTTTCTTTTGCTGGTCCACACATAGGGAGTAGCGGCTTAGTTAGACAGCAGGCCTATAAGAAGCTTAAGGGCGGCACACAGAAGATAGATGACTTGCTTGGAAATGCTCTGCTTAACTGGAACCATCTAATATCTGCCTCGCTGAATAACCAGGCGGCACGTAAAGCGATGGAATCCGCAGAGAAAATGGGGTTAGCAAGTCGTGCTAGCAAGAGGACAAAAGGCAAGAAAGCAGTTTATGTTCGTGTTGACGGAAAGGAGCAATGGTGGGATCTGGACGAAAGCCAGGAGGGAAGGATTGTTTTAGATTCTCTGAAAGCACTTAACTGGCAGGGGCTTAATGGCAGGACTATGAGAGCAGGCAGAGCCTTCAAGCGCGTTTTGACTTTTAGTGTTACAGTTAACCCTGAATTTAAAATTAGAAACCTGATGAGAGATACTGTCCAAGCCATTGCCGTTGCAGACATGAGCACACAAATTCATAAAAACCTTTATCAGGGTTTTAAAGAAACGGCAAAAAACAGCGAGGCAAGAAAGCAGGCACTAGCGGGTGGCGCTATTTTTGGTGATTCAGGCTATATCCATGGTGCTGACCCGGAAGCAATTAAATATTTGGTTAACCAGGGAGTAAAACGAGACACAATCCTTGATACCAGGTGGAGGGTTAAAAAAGTTTTTGATGCTTACCAAGATTTTGGTGCCAGACTTGAAAATTTAAACAGAATGGCTAATTATGTTCAGGATATGGAAAAGGTTAAAGAGGGCAAGAAAACCATATTAGAGGCAACTTTCAATGCTAGGGATCACCTTGATTTTACTCGCACAGGTTCGTTCCTTGTAGTCAGGGGGATAGCACAACTGGCTCCTTTCCTGAATGCCAGGATGCAAGGAATGGACAAAATGATTAGAGCTGGAATGTCCACCAAGCAAAGAGCACAGTTTTTTGCAGTGCAAGGAGTTTATTCATCTTTGTCCGTTTTATTGTACTTGTCTATAAGGGGCGATAAAGATTACGAAGAGGCAGAGGAGTGGGAAAGGGACTCCTATCATATGTTTAAAGTCCCCGGATCTGAAATTCTTTACAAATATCCTAGGCCTTTCGAGTCAGGAGCAATTGCGGCTTTGGCAGAAAGGGTCGTGGAGCAAATGGTTAATGATGAGGCCCATGGCGAGTTGTTTGCAGAAAGATTGTCCCATATTTTAGCAGAAAACCTTTCTATGAATCCCACGCCACAGGCGCTAAAGCCTGCGCTTGAGTTGGCAATGAATAAAAACTGGTTCACAGGACGCGCCATAGAAAGCATGGGGATGAGAAACCTTTCAAACAAGAACAAGAAAAGCGCATGGACCAGCGAAACAGCCATAGCTTTTAGCCAAGGAATGGACAAAATTACTTGGGGCCAGGTGGTGCTGTCTCCGGTACAGATTGAGCATTTAGTTAGGGGTTATCTTGGTTGGCTAGGATCGAACAGCCTGGCGGCAGCAGACATGCTTGTATCCAGGCCGCTTACTGATGCTCCATCACCTCCTGCGAAGAGGTTCACCGACTACCCTATTATAAAGGCATTTGCCAAAAGCGGACCCACAAGGAATACGAAGTACAACACGGTTTTTTATGAAAGGCTAAAACAGGTTGATCAGGCTTTTGCGGACATACAGCAAGCCCGGAAGCTTGGTGATATTGAGGAGCAACAGCGCGTTATTGAAAAGAGCGGCAAACTGATTCCTCTGAGGAAATATTACAATGCCCGGCGAAAGGATCTTTCAAAAATCAATTTACAGATGAAGCTTATCCGGTTAAGTAAATTAACGCCTGAAGAAAAGCGGCTTGAAATGGATAGAATGCTTATAATGAAAAACAGGTTAACTAAAATCATTGATGAAAAAACCAAGGATCTGTTTTAATGTCAGTGAGTATATCCCCGTGATTTTTGACACCTAATCCTAGTTTTGCTCAGAATAATGAGCATTATTGGAAATACTCACACTGGAAAATCACTCCTTGTGGGATGAAGGCCCCGATCTGTATCCGCTGACAAACTTAACCTCAGAGCCTATATTGATTTTTGTTAAATCTGATCGGTCTATATCATCAACAGCTAACAAGACATGAGTAAAAATGTCGGGTGAGTCGTAACTCATCGCTTGCACCTGGAACTCCTGTTTTCCGATGCTGATAATTTTACCAGGAAGAATTAACCTTATATCCTCAATTTCTGTATCCATATTTACCTGTTTCCTTGCAACGTGTCATTTACATTTATCCAGCCTTCCATGTTTTTTCCCCTGGGTTTGGTTTTCTAAAATTTTCAACGTATTCCCACGGCGATTTATTATTATCCAATTGGATATAACCATCTTTATAATAACCCATTATAGAAAAAACCACTCTTTCCATTTTATAAGGATCGTTACGTTCGATAACAATTGTCCCCTCAACAAAACAGTGCATATCTGTATGATGTCTAACGTCATAAAGTACCATTTTTCATCTCCAAATTCAAATTACTCCTCTAAATCAATAAAATAACCATTATTATATATTCTACCCTTTAACATGATAGGTCCAGTAACAACGCCATTAATACTCAGCTCTTTTTCCAGGGCATTGATGGCTCTCCTTATTTGGGCCGTCCTGTTTTGTTTTTTTAATCCTTCTTCTGATTGCCCAAATGTTTTTTCATCTTCTCTTTTCTCCTCTAAATCTTTCATCGTCATTTCATCTCCAAAAAAAAGATCTGGCCCTTATCCTCTTTGGTTGTTGCTCACAAGTAAGCTAGGGGATAAAGACCAGATCTATTTTTACTTGTGTCATAGGTCAACCAAAACCTTTTAGAATACTAACTCTCTTTATTTATTGGGTCAAGAATTTTTTTAACTCTAATGCAAATCTAGGCTACCGTGCGGTTACCGGCCATTTTCAATGCTGCGCTTTAGGTTCTCCCTCCCAACACATTGGTTAAATACCGGTCAAATTACACTGCTTTAATACTTTTAGGGTTCATAACCAGCACACTCTCGCAGTCCCAACCATATAATGACTTAGGGCGAGAATCCCTAGTTTTTTTCTCACCATTAACAGTTAAATGTATAGCATCGTATATAAACTCAATACCGCACAAAGTTTGAAAGGATACAAAGTGCATATTGTCACATTCTATCCACGACAATTTCTCCATATCTTCCGCACTGTCTATTTTAAGGACGGTACCATTAAACTGAACCTGGAAAAAGTTATTTAGCTCACCAAAGGATTCATATTCACACCATTCGCGCCACCCATATTTTGAGTCTACGGGGGAGGTCCATAAGCCACCGTGTGGTTTATTTCTAAAGGGTATATCTGAAATCTGGTTAAACTTAAGCGGATCATACCGAGCTGATCCAAAATGAATAAGCTGCATTTTGATTTTATCGATTACACTAAACTCCTTTGGTTAAATACCGAAAAAATTATACAGCTTTAACTGCCTTCACATAGCCCGCTGTTATATGCATATTCAAGCCAATCAGCTACTTTTATGAGAGAGGAAAAAACCATTGCTCCATTATCTTCGATAAGTTCTTCAACAAAATAAAGAGATCGAAGCTGACCTTCAGTAAACATTTCTACACCGTCTGAAGGAATAAGACAGAAAATAGTTTTTCCTGGCCGTTTGTTACTATCGTCTACAACTTCTGCAATTGCATAAACGTCGGTCATTGCAGGAGTAATGACATACAAGCAAAAATCACATTCTTCTCGTTGCCGAAGCTCTTCTGCCTGGCACTCTGGTGTCCAATCCTCTATGACAGGGTTGAAGTAATCGCATTTGAGCATAGGAATAAGTTCATCCCGCCATTTGCTATCGAAAGTACCGCCTAAAAAAACTTTCATTTCGACTCCTGTTCGTATTTTTTGACAACTTTTTTTATCAGTGTTACTCAACGTCTGTCTCCTTTTGCTTAAAAATCGACCAAATTATACTAGTAAGATGATCAGTTAAAAAAGTGTATCTATTTGATATTATTGGGGTTTAAAATCAATACCATATTAATACCTCGTTTATGCTAAAATGGAGTCGTCAAAATGACTTAACCAAAAAGGTTTAAATTATGCGCCATGTACAAAAAGCACTAAATCAGTACTTCGAAAATTACGGTGAAACAGCGTTTATTTCCTTAACTAACGCCGAAGAAAACGGCCTACCGCCTAAAGTTGAATTCACCATTCAATCAGATCCTATTGGCGACGTTGGTGTAAACGGCGTCCAATGCGAAGACATCATCAAATATTCTTTATGCCTTCTGAGATCGCTTAATCAAGCCTTTCCTTGCCGTGAGAATTCTCTGTCTATCACCAAGCTGGAAGAAGCTCTACACTGGCAACAGGCCAGGACCCGAGACCGCACAAGTCGTAATGTCGAGGGCTCAAATAAAGACTAATCAAGCAAAAGAAGGGCCTTTTCTAAGGCCTTTCGTAAATCACGTTTTCCCCAAAACGTCACGGCACTGGAGTCGTCATCTCCTGGCCTATGAATTTTTGACAAATTTCTCATTGAGAAAAATATCTTCTATCTCTTTACGAGTAAAATTCTTAAAAACATCTTTTTCATCAGCCGTTAGAGGACCATTATGGAATAGCACCACTGTGCCGTCCCTGGCCTCAACTTCTGTTTTGTAGTTAGCTTTGCATTCAATCATTCATCAACTCTCCCCCTTATAGTCAAGGGCCTTCAAAGCACGCTCAAGCTGGCCCAGTAAAATGAAAAATTCAGTGAAATTGTCATCGCCAACATTAGGCCAGTCACGAGTTTTAAAAAAGAGATTGACTTGTTGTGCTCTGCCTATAAGTTCGCGTATTTTTTCCTTATTTTCAGGTCTGCAATCTGGGCAGATTTCATCTACAAGGCAGCCAATAGCGTTTTCTTTATTAATAATCTTAACTCCAATATGGTTATTGAGAATTTCTCTGAAAATAGGGTGTAGGTTATTCATGCTTTATTTCTCATTTAAATACAGAAATCTCTATTCTTTAACCAAAGAATTACACGAGTGTAAGCTATTATCTCGCCAGCACACATTGCTCTTCCGTGAGGTCCATCTTCAAATGTATCGTTATCGCTACTGTTTGTTCTTGCCTCTTGGATAAACTCATCCAGCTTATCTAATAATGCTCTATCATAGATCATTCTTTATCTCCCTGTTAAGTCAGGCGGAAGACGGGAAAAAGACTAATTTCGTTTTCGTATTCCCAAGAAACGTATATTGTACCGTCTTCCATTTTTTTAGCGGCCACGTTTATGTGATTGTCACTGCTCCAAAAGCGAATGGCAGCTTCGATTTCATCTTTTTCATTTGCTGCGCGGTAATGGCAATCTCCTTTCTTGCATGTAGAGCCTACCTTGAACCCAAAAATGGCTCTGTGACTCCACCCATACCATTTGTCATCCTTAGGGCTAAACCCAATGCCATGGGTCAGGTCTTTCGTTATCTCTCTGTCAGCAAGGAACTGCAGCTTATCTTCCATTCCTTTATGCGTCATATAGCTGCCATCAAATTTGCTTTTATAGACAGTGCAGGACTTTCCACAGATTTCCATAGTGCTCAAATAAGCAGTCTTTTTTAAAAAATCTTTAATATACATAATCACACTCTAGTATTGAAATAAGTTCATCTCTCCATTTTCAATAATAATTTTTCGTACTCTTCAAACCGTATATACTTTTCCCAACTTTTTCCGTCTTCACAATCCTCTGGATCTGGGTCTTCACACCATAACCGACCGACCCCAAACTCAGCACAGCATTCTGGCTGTAAATAAATATATTTAAGTTTATCGTCTGCCATTATTCTTCAACCTCCAATCTGCTCTTGGGATCTGCAATTCTAAGTCTAAACTGCTCGGACCATCCATTATTTGGAATTGCTTCAGAAATTTTAATCCCAGCGTCGTACCATTCCCACCCCTCAATCACTGGCAACAAGTCTTTATCTACATAGTCTCGCGTTAGGCAGATTGACTTCAAGGCAACAGACAATAAGGATTCCAAATCTGGCGTGTCTGTCAGTTTACCCATTTCTCTTTGAATCTCATCGTTTGGCTTGTCACTACTCATCTAACACCTCATCGCAAATTTTGTAAATTTTTTTCAAAGCTGAGCTGCAATTTTTGAAGTCCTCATATCTTGTTCTGGTTATACTCTCAAGAGCATCTTCAAGCTCCTGGATGCGCTCTTCTGCCTGTGTCATGATGTTCGGGGTGCTAAGGATCTGTTGCCCAATCGGAATGTAATGCTTGCCTTGGTATCTCAGTCGCTTTTTCAATTTTTCGTTATCTATTTTCATCTTGTTTTTCTGCATTCTATCTTAGTAATAAAATCTTTTACGTTATGTATCTGAAACCCAACAATCTCATCAGTATCAGCTTTTTTTAAGACGTAAAATAGTTCGTCCACAGGATGTGCTACCATGATGCAGTCACTTATACAGTACTCCAGCGTATCAAGATTTTCTTGATACGTTACTTGCTTAACAAAATCCGGCGATAGCGCTGCGTCAAATGTCTCTTTAATAATTTTAGACAATCTATCCATTTCTCTTTTCTCCAGACTTCCCGTAAGGTATTTTCTTAATAACACCCCCTTTAGCCAGGAAAGCTTCAATGTCTGATTGCATGTTACTGATTATATCGGCTATCAGTCTTTTATTTCTTGACCTTTCAGGGTTGATTGAAATAGATTGCCATTTTTCTGGTCGCATAATCTTAATGTCCTTTTAAAACGCTGTTAATCTTTTTTAATGTTTCTTCTTTTGTGTACGGCGGAGCTAGATCAGAAAGCAGGCGCTTTGCTTCTATCCACGGGCTTCCTTCTACCTTTGTTCCAATCCCTTCTAGGAAATCTGTATGTGATTTTGTAGACACGATTGCACAAAAAGGACAATATCCACCATGTTCTGAATATATCCCTTCTAATGGCCCTAACTCCAATATTTCTTTTACTCTTCTTAGCACATCGAGCTTATTCATAATGAATTCCTAGAAAAATAGGCCAAAATAGCATAGCTAAAAATACGCTTATACTTTCATTCTTTTTACATCCATTCTCAGCTAAAATTATCCCTGTTGTAAACATCCATCCCAATATCCAAATAAATAGCATGATGCCTATATAACTCTCCATTTAATTTCCCTCTAAATTTATTTTGATAGAACGCTCATTAATTTCACAGAAACCTAGCGGAATATTTGATGAGATTATAAATCTAACATTCTCTATCTTTCCGATTTCTGGAATCAAATTATTTCCCATCGTTGCAAAGTATTTACCGTCATCAGTTTTTAAATATCTTTCAAATGAACGATCAAAATAATATATTTGCTTTGGCGTAAAAAATTCCCGATCAGTATTGCGGCATAGTTTTGGTACGATGTGTAATCTAATCCACATAACAATTCACTCCAGTTGATTGCTCTTTCGCTTTGCTCAGTCGCAACAAATTAGCTATGCCGCGTGTCTGCTCCGCAATTTGGGCAATTCCAGTGAACGCCAGAACCATCGCCAGAACCCATCACTGAAAACCATATAATTTGATCAGAAGCAGGACATTTTTTTAAGGCTTGCCTACGCCTACATTTTTGGCATGCCCTCTTTATGTGGATAGGGTGACCTCTAACGTTATAATATTTCCAGTCGTGAAAACCAAAAAAACACTTCCAATTCATAATTGCACTCTCCTCGCTTTCCAGTGATTTTTTTAAATCATGATTAATCAGTTTTTTCATTATTTTACCTATTTATCTTATCCATTATTTTATTCTCCCTGTATATCGAACTTGTCCATAATAAATTCCTAGAAAAATAGGCCAAAATAGCATAGCTAAAAATACGCTTATACTTGCATTCATTTCACATCCATTCTCAGCTAAAATTATCCCTGCTGTAAACATCCATCCCAACACCCATCCCAACATCCAAATAAATAGCATGATGCCTATATAAATCTTCATTTAATTTTCCTCTAAAGTTATTTCGATAAAAAATCCCCTCTGTCGCAACCGTCGGGGCGCCGGCATGAAAGGCAAACAAACCCTTGCTTGCATTTAACCTCTCTACCCGTTTTTTGATGGGATGTGCGCCCAAAAGCTCAAAAGGGAACGGCACTAAAGTAAAGTTCGGGCCTTGGCTTTAGCTGTACCGACAATGCCAGGTCATTTTTTAATAACGCTCTTAACTTCTTCAGTTTCTATAACTTCAGGCCTTTGGCTGTCAAACTCCATAGCAGCTTCTTCGTACTGCGGCCAAAAAGGTTTCATTTCCTTGATGATATCCCTCGGCATTTCAAGCCACGCTTCTTTTAATGCCTCTATCCCTTCGGATGTTTTCATCTGCATTTCTGAGCGGTATTTGCTAAGGTGTGATTCGGAATTATCACCAGTATTAACCCAAGAAATAATTTCTTTTCCTGTCTGGATCCCAAGGTAGCTGTTTCCATCACCAAAAGCATTTCGAAGACCTTTTGGTATTTTGATCGCGGATTGGTTTTTCCCTTCATTCCACATTGTTATACTGGCGGTCATTTCAAAGATAAAGTTTTTTTCGCAGACTGGCTGTATCCCTAGGTCCACGGGTTTATTTGGGTTTTTAAAATCCATTTTTTGCCGCGCTCTGATACAGCAAATTATATGCATGCTACTTTGTAATAAAACGTTCATGTAGCGTTTATGCTGCATCTTTGCGACATTCCAGCCAACAATCTGGCCTAGGTTGTCAGCTATCTCCATACAGCCTCCTGTCCCCTCCCACTCGTGAGTAACGGAGTCTATCACTAGAACTTTAACCCCCGCATCTTGAAACTCTTTAATCGCATGTGCGTATCGATCAGGGCTGAATGGCGCAAATAGATCCGCTATCATAAACGGGCCATCCAGCTCATCAGAATAATAGCTGCCGCGCTGATTTTCAGTGTCTAGGAAGCCGATTTGTTCAGCCCTATCGACCATACCTCTAGCAATGTAAAGAGCTGTCAGGGTCTTCCCTGTACCGCTCTGGCCTGAGATCCCTATAATAACCGGGGCGCCACAGCGCTTCGCTGGACGAATGCGTAAAATACTCATATTTTCGATAACTCCATTTCATAGTGGAAATATGGGGGTAGTTGAGTTTCAATGGCAACATCACTGTTGTATCCAGGCCATTCCTTTTTTTTTCGAGCTGTCTTTATTGCGTTTAATGCTCTACGGCGAATCCAGAATCCCAGCTCTAAATCCTTTTCGCTAACCAAATAAACAGCCACCATATATGGCGGGATTTTTTCAGCGGCTACGAAAATGAATTGTCGGTGATCGGTACCTTTGCAAGCTGCATCTCCAGCCAAATAATGAGCAGCCGATATGTGGTAGCCCAGATTCCCGATAGCCTTGTTAAAACCATCTTTTGAGGCGTCAATACAGGATTTCAGATCGAGAATATAGTTGTCTGTTCTGTAATCTGGCCTGTATCGGCACAGCATATTTGTTCCTTCCCCATGCGCGAAGTCCTGATCGAGATAGTATCCAGATGATTCCGCCTCGCCATTTTGAAACAAATCTTTAGCTTCAGGATGGACCATAATTGAGTCACGAACTCGGCAGGCACAATCGTACATTTTCGTACTGATTATAATTTTACCAGTATTCTCGTTATCGAAACGCTCCCAAAATTCAATTTGTTCAAGAGTTTTCACGGCTGGATTTTTTGCAGTTAGCTGGGTTTTTGTTGGCCTTTTGATGTCTGGCGGAGATATAGCGTATTCGTCGTCAAATTTGTTAGGCTCCAGCACGATAGAATGGATAGCAGTGCCCATTTCCGTCGCTTCAGTTTCTTTGAATTTTATCTCACCATCCCTGTAGGATTTATAAATTTTCAGCGCCTTTGCGGCATGTTTAACAGTGCTTGAGCTTTCGCCAGGGCCATTCTGGTAGTCCTCATTGCTAATGCCGGGGAACAATCCAAGCCTCTGTTTGGGCTTTTCTTCAACAGTGACTTGGCTTTCACTTTCAATCAGTTCACTCATAATTACCCTCCCAGTTATCTCAAAAAAATATACGCAAAAACAGGAATCAAAACACCCAGCACAGATATCCATGAACCTAAAATATATTTAGATTTAAAATTTATGTAACAGCTAAATATTGCAAACATAAAAACTACAAATAAACTTGTTGTGGAAATATCAGATTCCATATCTACCTCCTCTCCCACCACAATTCTTCGGCCTTTTCGCGCACATCATTTTGTGCTGAAAGATCAATCAGATCTACTATATTAAGCCATGTTTCAGCATGAATCCTAACATCATCAATGGAAATATTACCGATGGTTGGCTTTATGTTCATATTTTGTATACTTAAATAAAAATATTTTATCAGGTTTGAATTATCCAAAAGCCAACATATAAAAGGATCGTTATCTTTATTAAATTTACCATTTAATAGCTCTTGCTTTGCTTGAAATAAAAAGCTTGATATTTCAACTTCCTGCTCTACTGTTAGCCCGGTTGCCTGGTCATGCCGAAGCTCGTCAATTAAAACTGGATCTTTCATTTTTAGTTCTCGTGTTTTTTAATAAGTCATTATTACTCTGGGTTTTTAATTCTCTGCCACCGTATATATAAATATTCATATTCTAAACAATCGAAACACGGTTTTTTTGCCTGTTTCAACGTAAATCCCCCACTACAGCGAAAATTTGCTTGGCACGCATAATGTGTTTTTCAACACACGCCGTCGAGATCCCCACTATTTGTGCGATCTCTTTGTGACTATACCCCTTAAATGTGAACAAGGTGAAGACTACACGCATTTTTGTAGGCAGTCTTTCAATCGCTTTTAATTTGTGATGCATTATTTCCTGTGCTTCCAATTGCCGTTCCGGACTTTCCCCACAGTGATCCCACATTGTCACTCTGTCGTGCAAATCGCACTGAAAATTATTGCGTATTTTCCCATGTTTCAATTTATCTTTTAGATGGTTACAGCACATTTTATACAGATACGCCCGCGGCTGTTCCAGGGCCTCGAAAGAGTCACGCCGCAGACATTTGATAAATACCTCCTGTATAATGTCCTCAGGATCATAGTTACACCTGTCATCGCACCGCCACAATGTTATTTTCAGGGCATGATAGTGATCTCGATACAGCCGCTCAATGTTTGCATTGCCTGCCTGTGTCATCGTCTACGAACTCCTCAAAAAATGCGTGTATTTCCATCTCTAAGTCTCTCAATATTTTTTTTCTATCATTGAGACTAAGACCCTTCTTTTCGATCTGTCCCTGTGCTTTGTATAGCGTATACGCGCCGATGTAAAAAAACAGACGCATCTCTTTTAACTGGGTCTCCGTGGTCGATTTCGGCACTGTGTTTTTTTGAATCTGATCCCAAAATAACGCCATCGTTTTCATTGCGGCCGTGCACTCCGTATCGTCTGTGCATTGCGTAAAAACACAACAGTGCCTTGATGTCTGCCCGTATACACACAATGGCCGCCACATTGTGTGTGGTATTCATTCATACTGATTTCATGGTCCGGTATCAAACCGCACTCTGCACACGTCCATACCAATTGATATTGTCCTGGAGAATTTTTCATTAATAAACCCTCTTAGCAAATCCCGAGAAAAAAACAATCATTGTATTCAATTGTGCTGACTATTAAATAGCTTATAATAACAATTATTGCTAATGAATTATTCATGTTCATTGATAATTCCAGCTATTTTTTCAAATGAATTAAGCGTAGATTTCTCACCGTATATTTTTTCATCATTCAACCATGCCAAATCGTTACCACCTACTATTGGGTTACTGGATTTAAAACCAGCCCATTTTATTACGGCGCTAGGCAAAACTTCTGTCTCACCCAAATAACAAAATTTTCCATCTTCATCTTCATCTTCCCAGTTTTTGTTTCCCATGGTTGTTCGCCTCTGTATATCGCATAGTACACCTAGACAACAAAACCCCGTGTCGTCCTTGAGGTGTTTTGTAGTCTTTTTATATGGCTCACCATCTTCTGTGAGATATATACCTATTAGCGCGTCTACCAATATTTTTTTAATGTCTTTTTTCATTGCTTATGTCTCAACCGTCAAAAGTAGAGCTGCCACCAAATTCATAAATTACCAGATATTTTTGTCCTTTTTTTACATATTTTTTCTGCCTCAAAAAGTGTATCAGGTCAACTTCAAATTTTTCAATCTCGACATCCTTTTCCTCAATCGGCCCAAATTTTTCTACCCATTTTTCTTTACTTATCCCTCTCGTGGTCATCTTTGGCACAAGACAAAACCAATCCACCATTTGAAAATTAACTGGGAGGTCACCTCCGAAGCAAAAATCATTGGGGTATTCTTTTGGCAGTTCAAAAACGCGGCAAAAATTATTCCATCCGTCCACTTTATATTTCATTAGTGTTTCCTTAACTAGACGCTCGTAAAACAGTGGGGTTATTGCCTGTTTTTGGCGCTCTCTATCCAGATTAATTTGCGTATAAAACCAAACATATTCAGCGATAACGTTTGAGTATGGGCACGCCGTTATTTTTTTAATGTCTTTTTTCATTACATTATCTCCATGATATAGTCGGACATAATCAGATGAAGAATGTACGCAACTAGAAGACTTTGCCAAATAATAGCATCATCAGATGGGGTAGGTGTATTCATTAGTATTTCCTTAGCTAGACGCTCGTAAAAACCTTGGTTTCATTTTGTTGCGCTCATCTTCTAATTTAAACTGTGTTCGATACCAAACATATTTGGCTAAGAGACCTGGATACAGACAATCTGTTACCGTTTTGTTTTGGAGAAATTCATATTTTGCTTTGCCTTTAATCAGGCTGACATAGATTTTTTGTTCTTCGGTAAGCTCCTCTAAGCCTATAGATTTTGCTATGTCTTTGTGCCAGGTGTCTCTCCAATGATTCATAATTTCATTCCTATAGCTTCAGCCATTAGATTAGTGCCGTCTCTTTCAGTATACTCATGAACCCATGATTTTAGATGACCAATGGCTGGGCCGTCTTCATAAAAAAGTTCAAGTTCCACGCATTCTAGCCTAGCTTTTTTTACTAAATCTGCACAATTTAAATCCATTTTAAAATCGGCAGGTTCCCCGTCCCAGATGCCTGATACATACAAATATTTTTCTCTTGGCTGTATCCTATACCCACACTCACAACAGCTATGCGCTTTACGCGCCAGCCTGATTTTTTCCGTGTAGCAAGAGGGCTGAGAAATCATAATTAATCGCCTTTGAAAAATAAATAAGCACAAATAACCACAAAAGAAAATATGAGGAAAACCCCGATTGGGTCAGTCGCCAAGTCGAATAAAATTTCTGATTTGTTCATCGCTTATTACCTACTTAAAAAGAGCGGGGCGGACCCCGCTAAAGGTTGGGTGACTTGAAATCGGTTGCCCCTAATAATTCTTTCAGGGCTGTGTGGGTCAGTCCAGTGCCGCCGGCACACCCGTCTAGAGACTTCTGTTACTTCACAAGACCATGATTTTTTCCTCTGTTTAATTTTTTAAAAGCTCTTATTTATATGTTAACCACGCCAAAATATAACATTGCTAATACCGCCAAGCAACAACTATAAAGTTATATGCTTTTGGTGTTTAATTCTATTAATTTATATTGATTTTGTTGACAGAATATTACTTAGCTAATATATTATGGGGATGAAATATTGTAATGTTTATGCAAAGTTAGTCAAATTTTTGGGTGGGCAATTAAACACCGCAGAGGCCCTGGGCGTGACCCAGGCGGCGGTGAGCCATTGGGTGTCTGGTAGGAACAAAATGGGGGCATACCCAGCCATAAGGGCTGAAGAAGCGACAAATGGCAGGTTTAAAGCTAATCGGCTATGTCCTGATTTGAACAAATTTAGAGCCTAATATGGAAGAAATTAGCATTAAAAAACATTTGGAATATTTTGAACAGCTTTATGGTGGGGTTAGGCCAGCCTGTAGGATGCTAAAAATAGATCCAGGATATTGGGTCAGAATGCGAAATAAACAAAAAACAAATCCAAGTAATAATACTTTGTTAAAATTGGGATTGGTTAAAAAAGTTTCCATAGTTTATATGAGAAGACCATGAATCCAATAATATGCGTAGATTTTGATGGAGTAATACATAGCTAAAGAAATGTTGGACTTCAGGCCCTGGTATAAAAAATAGTGTGATTACGCGGGGGTATCAATGGAACTCGTCGGCAATTGATGAGGCGGTCAAAATATTGGTAGGTAGATATGACATTTGGTGAATGGATAAAAATAGCACGAAAATTCCATGGGATGACACTGGAAGAGGTAGCTGATCGAGCCGAGACTAGCAAGAGCTATGTTTGGGAAGTGGAGAGAGGGAAATCGAATCCATCTATGAGATCCGCACAAAGATTAGCCGCGGTTTTTGGTATGGAGTTATGGAGAGTACTAAAGACGATTGATTATTAAATGGTGATGTTTATGAGCTTAAATTCGTGCCCTCATTACGATAGCGACTATACAGAGACGCCTGATATCTGTTGTCCAGCCTGTATCGTTTAAAGATATTTGGACTGAGAAATAACGATGAAAGACCGGACGGCAACATTAATATTGTTGAGCGTACTTATATTGATAGATAACTTTGGCTATCAGATACAACTATCTGAACCGGATTATTCATTCGCTGCCGTAATGTCTGTCACGTATATTTCAATTATATCGTTTATTTGGTGGGTGCTTGGGAATACTTTGGAGAAATGAATCATGACAGAACACGAAAAAAGAATGCGGGTTCAAAAGGCTGTAAAAAAAGTGTTATCAAACCCGTTAAAAAGCAAAAAGGCTGTAATGGCTAAGTTTACTAAAACTAAGGACGTTGATTTTCCGATAAACGAAGAACTGTTCGAAAGATTGTTAAACCTGATCCATGAATACGATGGTAAAATTTCAGTAGCTGCTGTTTTGGGGATATTAGATATATTGAAAGACGATTTATTGGAAGACCGCTCCAAGGACTAAGTAATCATTGCGGTAGGGCGGTGTGGAGAGGCATAGGTTTAGCTCAAATTAACTATATAGGCATATACGAAATGAAGGTTAAATCTTTGCCAGCGCAGACACACAGGCTATGAGTCTAGTCTATACGGGCCGTGATACCCTAAATCATAAGTGAGACTCAATGGGTATCCAGGGGAGGCGTTAACAGCGTTAAATGCAGATCTAACCTGCCCCGGTAATCGGACAGACAACCGTGGAAATCGGGTATATCTGGTTTAGCGTCCAGACTCTACCGCAATGATTCTTTTTGAAAGGTGTGAAATGAAAATTTGGAACTGATTGTTATGCCTTGCTACAGAAAATACCAAGACGGTGGGAATATGTTTTTTTGCGGCAGATTCGGGCAGCACTGCAACGTAACAGACTGTGGCTGGGTATCTGACTATTTATGTGATTATCCTATAGGCGAAGGCAAGACGTGTGACCGCACTCTATGCACAGATCATGCTTATGAAGTTGCGCCAGATATACATTACTGCGGGGCGCACTATAACGAGAGGGCAAAGTTTCGTACTAACGGTGGCGTAAAGAAAGAGTTAGAAAATGTAGTGCCTTACAAGAGGGTATAAAAGTGCAAAATTTAACGGTAAAAGTGCAAAATTTAACGGTAATTGATGTAAACGGCGATGAACACGTTTATGAAAATGAATTGGGAGATAGAGAATCAAGTATAGGAAACGAATATTGTTATATATACGGATATGATATAAATAATGATGAAAAGCCAGATCAATTATTTATATATATTTTAGGTGATCATCCGGCTAAATTAGTGGCTGTGTTTTATAATCCTAGATACATTAAGCTTTTTCATGAATTTTAATTTTAGGAAAATAATTATGAAAGAACCATACGGAAGATGTCCTGTTTGTGATGCCCCAGGAGGGTGAGAGAACGACGCTTGAATGGTAATGATAGATGCGAGAATGGCCATACTTACCCAAGCTGCAAAGCTATTATGTCGGTTCAAAAAGATGTTTTCGCCGGAATGTTGATAGCAATATCCGATGCGTTCATAAGTGAGCGCAAACAAAAAATAACCGCACAAAGGCTGTGGATTAAACCCTGCTGCCGGTCACGCTTATTGACAGCGCTCAAGAATACTTATACCTTACCCGTATGACTAAACCTAACATATTTGTAGCTCTAATCGACCATTTTGATGGACAGGTAAACACCGCAGCGGCCTTAGGCGTTACTCAGGCGGCGGTATCTTACTGGATAACACAAAAAAACGGCATGTCTGAATTGATGGCACTGAGGGTTGAAAATTTAACTAATGGCCTTTTTAAGGCCTCTGAGCTATGCCCACGGTTGGCCGAGGTTATGTAGGGGTTTTTATGACTAATCTGTGAGACGCGGAATATTTAATGCATTATTACAAAAAAAATATAGGGGATTATCACAAAAAAGCAGGAAGACTGTCAATGCTTCAGCACGGAGCGTACATGCTTTTGATGGATTCGTGCTATGACCGTGAGCAATTTCCAACTTTGGAAGAAGCAATAGACTGGTGCTGGGCGTCAAATCAAGACGAAATAGGTGCCGTTAAATTTGTTTTGGCTAAGTTTTTTACGAAGGAAAATGATGTTTTTGTCCAGCAACGGATTAAAGATGCGTTAGACCAATATCATAGGAACTCAGGAACTAACAAACGAATTGCGATAGAAAGAGAAGCAAAGCGTAAGGAAAATAGCACGAAGCGTTCACGAAGCGTGAAAAAGCGTGAACGGTTAGACCACGAAGCTCCACCTAACCAAGAACCACTAACCATAAACCAAGAACCACTAACCATAAACCAAGAACCGTTAAAAGATATTCGCGCTCCGCGCTCCTGTGCCCCAGATTGGGCAGAAAGCGTTATCGAAAAAATTTGGGCCGCATATCCGAGAAAGACCAACAAGAAAAAATCACTCGAAATGCTCATGGCGGCGATCATAGAAAAACCGGATAAAGCATTTTTCGATCAAATGCTTAATTTAATCAACATAAAAATTCAATCCACTGACAAACAAATTTGGATCCCGCTGGATCATTATCTTCTCGGCGATAGTTGGGCTGACGGGGCTAAGAAAATTTGGGCAAAATATTTTATCGACGTATTTTGGAATGCCTATCCAAAAAAGGTCGACAGAAAAAAAACCGTAGCTCGGCTCAAGGCGATGATTATCAAGAATCCTGATAAACTGTTTTTTGATCACATTCTGGATTGCATCAACCGAAAAGCTCTGGTTACCGAAAAAGAATTCTGGCCGAGCCCAGATCGATATCTACGTGACGAAAAGTGGACAGACGAAATTATCCAGTACACCGGAGGAACCAGTGGAACATATCAACAAGCTGATAAACAAACCCCGCTTGAGCGCATCAACGAGCAAGCAAGAAACCTACTCACAGGCGCAGTGGTCCCCAAGGGTTCAATTATTGGTAACGGCTCTTTGGAGCAGGATGACGTCGCTGTACCGGCACAAGTGGACCAGCACCGAGGGGAACATCTACAGCGAGGTGGAGACGATACAGGGTAAGCAAAAAATACTAACTGACAATTTCACATTGTGGTGTAAAAAACTTAATCACTTGACCGATGAGGAATTTAAACGCGGGGTGGATCAGGTTGAATACAATATTCGGGAAGCTGCAAAATTTGCAGATGATATCTGGCCTCCGAGTTACGCCGCATTTTTAGGGTATTGTGAAAAGCCACACGGCCACCAGGCGTACAAATCATTTAAGCCGGTGCCACGGATAACAGATAAAAATATGATTAACCGAAGGAAAAAAGCAGGTAGGTTAGAGCTGGGAAAAATGAGGTCGATGTTTGAGTGATGGATCATTCCGAAAACACAAAATTTCTAGGTGGAGGCAATGAAAATAAACCAAAAATCAGATTTCGTTACAAAAACTAATTTTGATCCAATTAAAAAATTAGAATTTAGTTTATTTATTTCAAATAATGGGGTTATTGAAGAAATTCAACCTTGTAAAAAATTTGACCATCTTGAAAAAGCAGTTCAAGAACGATACGCTTTGTTGGAATCTACGGCTTTTATGGACGCTGATATCAGAATACGTGAGGAACAATATAAAGTTTCCTGGTGGAAATTTATGTAGACAGCTAACTACTTTTTTTATATTTTATTTTTGATGAGATGAAGTTATGGATAATCTTGATAGAATTAAAATTGGCGATAAGGTCAAGGTTTATTTTAACAAGCAGACTGCAATAGCCGGGGTAGTGGAATATATCCCAGTCGCTACTGGAGACTGTTGGCTGTTATCAGCACAGGGATTTGAAGAGGGGTTGGTTTATATACAGCAATTTGATTTCATGATGCGTGTAAATTCGGATGAACAGTAATTATGGAAATAATTTTGGAGAAACAGCCGGGAGGATTATTAAGAGCATCTAATGATGAAGATGCAGAAAAAATCCTTAAAATGAAAAATGGCGTAGGGTTGCGTGTTGAGATTAAAAAGATCCGTAATTATGAGTTTCATAAAAAATTCTTTGCAATGTTGGGAATAGGATTTGATGCATTTTCTCCGCCTGAAAGATTTTATAAAAAGTTACCTGTGCAGAAAAACTTTGAACGCTTTCGCAAGGACTGTATTATCGCCGCAGGTTATTATGACGTAGTGGTGAATTTAAAAGGGGAAGTTAGAGCGGAAGCAAATTCGATTAGTTTTGGAAGTATGAAGACAGATGATTTTGAAAAATTGTATACTGCTGTTTGCAATGTTTTGCTACAGAAGGTGTTGGCAAATTATACGAGAGACGACTTGGATGAGGTTGTTGACCAATTGATTAATTTTTAAATGGGTTGATTTATAAATGAAATCAAGAGCATTACGCAATGGAGCTAAAGGAGAGGATTGCTCAGTACAGATATTCCCATACTGCAACTTTGATCCGAGAACCACAGTATTTGCCCATGCTCCTAGCGAAGACAAAGGGACAGGTATAAAAAGCCCAGACTGGTGGGGAGCCTATATGTGTAGCGATTGCCACGACATTGTAGACGGAAGAAGGGCAGTAAAGGATATATCGAAGGAGGAAATATACCGTTGTTTAATGCGCGGCGTGTACCGGACATTGAGGCGCCGCATAGAGCAAGAACTTTTGGTATTTAGGGATTAAATATAAATGCGTAGAGTGGCAAAGGTGGATGCTAACCAGCCGGAAATAGTTGCAGCTTTTAGAAAAGTTGGCGCGTCTGTTTTGCATCTTCACCAAGTTGGTTCAGGTTGTCCAGACATTTTAATAGGTTACCACGGATTTAATATTTTAGTCGAAATTAAGGATGGCTCAAAACCGCCAAGCGAAAGAAGGCTAACAGAGGATGAGGAAGTTTTTTTTGATAACTGGATTGGGAAAATTTATATTATTGAAAACATAACACAGGTATTAAATTTAATAGCATTAATAAATTCTTGGAAAGGTACATACAAATGAGTAAATTTTTAATAATACCGCCATTGAATATAGGAAAATCCAGTAAGTGGATACTGGATGGATTGCTGATTTACCAATCAACATTGCTAAATAAAGAAATCCAGATCACCGCTGGATTTGAAACTGATTTAGCAAGCATTCCAAGGCTATCACGATGGCTAATTCCTGTGAACGGAAAACATAGAGCGGCGGCTATTGTCCATGATTATATTTATAGCCGTGGAGGAAGGATGAATTGGGGCATAATTACTAGAAAAAGAGCTGACAAGGTTTTCCGTGAGGCTATGGAGATTTTAAAAGTAAAATCATGGCGAATCAAAGCTATGTATTACTCAGTACGATTATTTGGATGGAATGCTTGGGGTAAATAGTGATATGGGGATTAAAGATATATTATCTTTAATAGAAATTGGATTAAGCCCAGAAGAGGCATGGTGTTCGGTTGAGCTAGGCCCATGGTTTTACGATTACATTCAACGAAACGAAACAGAGGTTAGTAATGTTACAGAAGAAAGAAAAAATAAAAATCAAGTTTGACACTACTGTTAACCTAACCAATCTTATTGGAGCGTTAGTTATCTCTGCATCAATAGTCTCGTCATGGGTGTCTATGGATAAACGAATTAATAAAAATGAGCTGGGGATTTTTTACTTAGCAAACCAGCAAAAAAAAGATGAAGAGCGCTTAGAGCAAACACGAATAGACATTAAATCAGATTCTGATTCTATGGGCAGAAAGTTAGACCGGTTTATTGAAAAATTCATAGGATCTAAAAATTGAACGCGGTACTTATTAGATACCTGCAGACATCTGCATATACGCGCAGCGCCTTTGTAATAGACGGCCATACGTTTTATACAATAGAGCGCCCCTGGTTAGATAACGCCACAAATATTTCCTGTATCCCTACAGGAGATTACCGTTGTGTGTTTTTGCCTCGCTCTGGCAGCGGAAAGTACAAAAAAGTTTTTCATATTCTTGATGTGCCAAAGCGTTCTGGGATCCTGATACACAACGGAAATTTGGTGCGTCATAGCAAGGGATGTATTATTATTGGTTGGCGTACAGGGCTACTAGGTGGTTCGCCAGCGGTATTATACAGTATGAAGGCGCTTAGGTTGTTAAGAGAAATAACTAATTGCGGACCATTCAATTTAAAAATTATTGGAGGTTTATAATGGATCAAAAAAAGTTAACTAAGTTTGCTATTGAAGATCTTGTTAAAGAGGTTAAATATGCGAGAGAAAAATTTCATGACCCAGTCGATTTATTAGCCGCGTTAATGGAAGAAGTAGGTGAACTTTCACAATCACTTTTGCGACAAAAACATGAGCCTCTTCAAAAGATCTATGATCTTGATATACGAAAAGAGGCGATACGAGTGGCCTCTGTAGCTATACGTATAGCTACAGAAGGAGACGAACAGTTCCCTGGATTTTATCCTGCAAGTAGCTTGGCTTTTTGTTTAGAATGTAATGCTCGGATTGATGATGAATATGAAAAATGTAAAAAATGCGGAAGTCAAGATCTACCGTTTTAATTTATAAGGAAAAACAACGATGTTAGATTCTATTATAGGCATAATGAGTAGCGGCGGGGTAGGTGCTATTGTTGGTGTTTTGGGAGGATTCCTTACAAAAATACAAGAAGCAAAACTTGAAAAAATACGGCATAAAAATAGAAAAGATATGCGAGAGCTGGACTTAAAAGAATTAATGCTTGAGCAAAAACAGCAGGTGCTTATGATTGATAAAAATATTGATCTTGCAGAGGCTGAGGGAAATTTAAAGGTCGATCTCGAAGAGGCTGTAGGTTTTTCCTTTTCACAAAAGGACGGGGGGAGCTGGATGGATATTGCTAAATCTTTAATGAGACCAGTTCTAACGCTCTATATCATTGCGTTTAGCACCTATATTTTTTACGTTATACACCAGCGTTTAGGCGGTTTTGAGTCGTTGCCGGTAGATGACCTCATGGAAATTTATAAACACATTATTATGCAAGTGATTTTTTTATCAGTGCTAGGGTTTTCATGGTGGTTTGCGGCCCGGCCTTCAAGCTCTCGAAGACTAACCCGTGCGGAAAGGAATACATAAAATTGACGATACTTGTATAGTATGCAGCGGAAGCATTGAAGATGAACATCTTTTTTTGAACTGGATTAAAAATGGCAGCAACAAAAAGCCCGCACGGGGCGGGCCTTGTATTAAAGCTTAGGCCAGCACGTTATAAAAATTGTTTCCACGTAATCACACATCGACAATCAGCCTTGCTATAACAACAACTATCAAGCCAATGAAATATGGACCAGCATCAACCATCGAGATATTCTAAATGTTCGTTATTTACTCTGCCTGTGCTGTACGGTGTGAATTTTCTGTCTCAGCAAATAACCTTCAAGCGCCCAGATTTTGTTAACGGCATTGCTTCGAGAAATCTTTCTGCCTAAAGAAGCATCGAAATTCTCAGGGCTAGCGCACGCACTTTCCCCGATAACTGTATAGCCATTAGCTAGAGTTAACAGACAGGCTGTAAACGTAGTACCAGGAAATACATGGTATTGCTCTGAAGAAATAACTTCTTCTAGACGCTCTGGAGTAACCCTAGGAGCGGTAAGGCCTTTTTCTTGGATCTCTACTTCGATTTCACTATCCATAATATTAGTCTCATATTCAGTCATGCCGAAATTGGCAAAGGCATCATAACAACTATTGGGATAAATTACCCAGTGTTGCGGTTATTGGTAGGAGGTAGTCCGCAGCGGTCGGTAGATGTTACTCCGCGATCCATGAGCATTTTCCGAACAGTGCTCGGTGTAAGTCGTAGCTCATTCCAGATCTGGTTGTCGAGGATGTTTGCAGGAATGCCGATGCCCTCGGCCAATCTAACAAAGTATTCTTCCATTCGGAGATAATCTTTTGTGACATTGTCGTTTGGTGTGAAGATTCCGGCGAGAATGCCAGCCCGATGGATGTGGATATCAAGAATTGCTACATCTTGCGCATCTAGCCAATTACGGGCGACCCAAGAGGCAGTTTTATAGCCGATTCCCGGTATTGCGGTGAGCCAGTCTCTAAGCGTTTTTCCGCAATCTTCCGGGGGGTTATTGGCGTTCAAATACGCAATGGCAGCTGATATATACTTTGCCTTTTGTCGTGGGTATCGGTATTTAACCGATTTTCCATGAACGTTAAGGGGGTCACTCAATAGTTGTTCTATGGATTCTTCAGTATGGGGGTAGTCCAGCACGTGATTTGATCGTAAATGGTTATATGCAGCGAGTCCCAACTCCCCTGTGATCCCATGACCTCCAAGAAGACATGCGATTACTTCCTCTTTTAATGATGTACCTAAGTGATAGCGACTCTGATCAAGAGTCGCACCATTTGCGATGCATGAGAGACGCCAAAAAGCTGGTGTGAATGGTGTGCCAGCACATCCCCAGGGAACACCAGGCATGAGCTCAATATCCTCATTCGGAATATTACATTCGAAATGTTTTCCATCCTCACAGTGAGTTTTAATTTGCATTTTGCAGTTTTTTCTCAAGGTCATGAATTAGTTTTTTGTGTTCTGGATGACCTTTTAGATACCAGAATACAGCAGGAACAAGGTTGCTATTATATTTTTTAGCTCTAAATATTTGTCCTTTTTCTGTGCTTGTCAATGGCGGTTTATTCACCTTTCTCCTCCTTAAAGATTGAGCCTGTATCTCTGAGCCGGACCAGGGCTTCGATGACCATTTCGTATTTTACCTCTGAAGGTTTAACCCTATATAATAGTTTTGAGTAAGGAGATGAAGAACACAGTAAACATTTGCCCTCATTTGTAGATATTCCAAGCCAATCACTGACCGCCGCAGTACCACCTGAATTCCCCATAAGTGGAAATCCCCTATTTATAGAAATCCCAGATCCTACATGGACACTGCCCCCATCCTCGATCCATTTTGGACTAACGGCAATAAACCCAGCCAGGCAGCAAGGTGTCCCACAAGAAAAAACTTCTTCCAAAGTGGTTTTTGCTCCATCTTTTTCATAATGTTGGAAACAACAATCCATATCCAACCGGAGTTTATTTTTCCTTGCCTCTTGCAGCAGTTCAATTGAGTACTGCACGTTTTCTTTATTGATAATAATATTGCTCACCTTTTCATTACTATTTGCAATTTGTATATACCGATTTACCGATTGGCCTACTGGTACATTTAATTTTATTTTCTTGGCTTGCTGCCCACGCAGACCAAAATCTTGCAGATTCTGCTTGTTCTTTCTGGGCTCTCATTGATTGAATTTGTAATTCAATTTGTAGGTCTTTATATAAGTTTGGCGATGATATATCACGCTGGATTGAAATAGTATTATTACCTGGAGATCTACATATTTTTATAGGATCTTGTATCGTCGCAGAGGCCCCGCTGGCCCATGTCGCGGTGAATCCTTTAACAAGATAACACCCATCAGGCGTTTTATTCAACGTTAAAACATCATATGTGACTATAGTAGGGGTCATTCCAAACTGGGTTCCGGTATCTACTTCTGTTATATAAGCCCCTTCTGGTGTGGACGATACCGTAAGCGTTGTTTGTGTTTCGCACCCCACACAAAAGGAAATTAAAATTAGAGCGAATGTTTTTTGGTACATTGCTGTTTTCCTATTCAAAAGAGTTTTAATTTATTTAAAGATAAGGGAGATAAAAAAACCCGCCTCGAATGCTACAATAGCAGCAAGCTGGTACATGAGGCGGGTAAAACGACACAGGCGTGTCGCGCTTGGGTGAACTATAGAGTATCAGTTTTGGCTGCCTTTTTCAACATAGAGAATTTCCATTCTGCAATGGCATAATCAGCGGCCTTTACAGTCGTAGACCCTGCGCGTATTTTTTCAGTGTATGAAGCCAATATTTGAACCCCCATTGTTTTTTTGGCTATAATATCCGCCATTTTCTCTAAAGATTTATAATTTTTTTGGATTTTCCCTATGGTATCTCTTATTCTTAATTCTTTCTTGGAAAGTTCTTTCCTTCTTTTCTCCGGACTAGGTTCTTTAGCTTGAGACAGGTCATATAACACCTGCAATCTAATGAATTTCTCTGCTGGCACGTCTAAGGCTATTCCTAAAGATTTTGCCATGTCTGGACTAATGCCTTTTTTCCCGTTAATTATAAGACTTATCGTTTGCTCATAGGTGTTTAAAACGTAACCAAGGTCACGTTGACTCCAATTTTTATCCCGAATTTTTTGTTTAAGGAAAACTCCAGGGTGATCAACTTTTAAAGTCATGTTTATTCCTTAAAATTTTGTTATTCTTTAAAATTCTGCGCGCCCGCTGAAAAAGCGCTTCTTTTGAAATCCTGTCAGTTATTATTTCAATCGGAGTATTCCCATGAGCCATTTTGTATAGCTCATACTGATTCATAATGGGTTTTCCTTTGGTTTTCATAATTTTTCCCTCTATCTCACTTTGAATACGGCCCAAGGTAAGTGGTTGAACTACACCTCGCACAACTCTAAAATTTCACAGATTAACCACTCGCTCTGCGGCACACCCAATATTGCCAGCGCATAATTAATTAAAAATACAATGGAAAAGAAAAAAATACAGAGGAAGCCTATTTCTAAATACTGTTTCACGTGGAACTTGCGTAATTTTTTCTGCCGCATAACATCAACGCACTGCGGATAGGTACGGTCATAGCCGGCAACGGAAAAAGTGCCTACAAAAGTCCGGGTTTTGTTGTGGAGACGGTAGACATCAAAGATTGTGATTTTTTCGTCATTTAATAGCATATTTTCTTTATTTTCGGCTATGTATTCCATGATTCACCCTCTATTTATTTATTGAATATGTATACATCATATCACGGTTTGCTCCAACCTAATAGAGGGAAGGGAAAGGTCGTCCCTATACCGCGAGGGATTTAAGTTGAAAAAGCTCAAAAAAGGCACGATGCATTTTCCTGTCGCCAGCTTCCCATTGCTGCCAGGTACGCAGGCCACAGTAGATCAACTCAGCGGCCTCCGTTTGAGTCAGCCCAGCGTCTAGCCGGGCTTGTTTGATAACACGTGGGGTTGGATTATTCATGACGACAGCCCCATTGGGTAGCTGTGTTGCTGGGTAGTAGGCAGTAGATCATGGTTGCTTTCCATGATTCACCCTCTATTTAAAAGTTTGGATGTTATATTGTTTGTACGTAGCCACAATGCAGCAGCGTTTAAATTGATAAAATCGTGTATCTCATTTGTCTGATTATTGACGATATAAATGTCGTCACTGCCATCGTCACGAGAACGGGCATTCTGGTGGAGACAATAAGAATCTTTGTTTTTGCTATAAAAATACCGCCTCTCATGATTTTTCAGTTGTATAATTTCGTTAGTGTGAGGATTGCCGCAAGGTTTTATTTCCTTTAATATTGCGTTTATTGCAGCTAAACGTTCCGCTAATATTGCCATTTCACACAGTTTTGTTATTACATAGTGTGTTTTTTCAGCCTCTTTTTTATCGCCGCCTTTGTTAACTGCTGCGCGGTTTATAGATTCGTTGATTGCGTCGTAAAGTGTGTCAATTGCGTCATCATGTATCGCTACATCAATATATTTAAGTTTCATGATTTTTCCGTTATAGATCGCTGGGTTGGTTTTTAATTAATTTGATTATTTCATCGTTGATGTCGATGTAAGCGCTGTGCGTGTCATGGCACGTTGTATGCACAACCTCGCCATTTTTTTCAATTGTGTCGTCTGATTTAACGATGGACCGCAAACAATATCGACACACTGATGTTGCATAATATCGGTCGGCACGATCACGGAGAGTGTAGTCTGATGGATTCATAAGTTTTTTCCCTATTTGGCTCTGAGTTGAGGGTTTCAGCTAGCGCTAACACCGGCATTTTGTCGCTGCCTGACACCAGCTGCGGTCTGCCTGATGAGTGCATAACTATTGCGCAGTGGCCACCTTGGGCATCAAAAATAGCGGGCCGGCCGTCGATGTCGGACTTGAGCGCATAGCCGTGCGGTAGTACGTAGTTTTTCCCGCCATCATCATTCCCTTTGTAGCGGTCAGTGTCATTGCCCCAACCGACTAAGCTAAATCCGGTACCTTGCTCGCTCATCATATATGCTTCAGAGCATGTAATTTCATAGATGTTGACTATAGTTGTGGCTTTCATGGTTTTTTCCTTTGTTTGGCCGTCCTTGGCAGGTTGATTTTTATTTTCAGCGGTAGTCCCTGAGCCCACATCGCGCAAAAACATATTGTTTGGCTTGGCCAAGGGACATGCGGGTGCCGTCTATAATCACCACTTTTTGGGGCGCATAAGTACTTCCACAGGGATGATGACGTCGATAACTGGGCTTTGCACGCTCAATGACAGCGGCCTCCAGGCCTAGCAACAGGGCCCGCTGAACAATGTTTTTAGCGGCGTTGATACAATGATTATTTGTTTTTTCCAGCTGTTCTTCTGATTTAGTTTTTCTCATAATTTTTCTCCAGTTGTTAATGGGTGCCCGTAGGGCAATATCACATATCTTGGAGCAAGGTTACTTCGTAGAGGGCGGGTAGAAAATACAGTTGGTGTGCCGTCCGGTACAGTCTCATTTTCTATTAATTTTACTGTATGATTACACTCTGACCGGCGATAATAAAAGGCACCAATACCCGTGATTTGGATAGCTATTTTTGCAGCCATTTTTTTAATCCTCTGTTTTGATTTCAATAAAGTTATCGAGATGTCCCTCTTTTTCCAGGTAGAGTGATACTCTCACAACGTCGGCCAGGGTGATTTCACTTGTTTGTTTTGACCCGTAAATGTCACCCTTTTTATCGGTGCTACGTTCCATAGCGCATAAATTAACAGCATCTTTGGATGATAAGCCCAGCCACTCTCGTATAGCATAAGACCCTTTGGTTTCTCTGTTTTTATGATCAATATAAATAGGTGCTCCCCTACTAGAGATAGTATGCCCCTGTCCTAACCACTCCGGACTAATAGCAATTAGCCCTCCAAAACAAGCGGCCATACCGCAATCATTCAATTCTTTTTCTGTTTGACAGCACCCTTCCGCTTTAAATTGCTGCCAGGCGCTCATATCCAACCGGGTTTTGTTTTCAATCGCGCGTTGAATAATAGTAACAGCAAGTTGGCGGTTGAGTTCTGGATCATTCATGATTCTATCCTCTGTTTGGTTTACTTGGACCCCCGAAGGGGTTTCGCTCGGTTACCAGCCGGGCTCATCAGCAGACTATTAGAAAGAAATTCAGTCACTCAATTTTAATAACTACTCACTGTCACTATACCCCTGACCAATCCCTCGACAATATTCTGATCCAGTTTTCGTAAAATGCGGAGGCTCTTCATCAGCTATTTCGTCAGGATTATCAGTAACTAATATTTCATAACACGTTTTCGCTGAATAACCCCCAGCGTCAGACCGGATCATTTCAATACCAGGATTGTCAAAACTGGTAGTTTCATTCGCTATTATTTCATCACGATATTTATCAAATAACGAAATATTCGTTTGTTTTTCGAGATAATTAAACACTAAATCCCAATCCGTAAAATGAATCCTTTGGAGTAACATCATTCCGGCAATAGTTTTTTCGGCGCGTGTAATTTGTATTGTTTTCATAATTTTTTTCCTATGTTTCCTTAGTTTACCTGGACCCCCTAAAAAGAGGGTTTCGGCCCGGCACCACCGGGCCTCGTCAGCAGGTTATTTGATTATTTTATCGGCATCCAGCTCACTGTGATTAAATATCGGGATGGGTTTTTGATTTAAATATTCTCTATTACGCCAATAAACCCAGAGGGTTTCCCGATATATTTTGGCATCTCGGGATTTTACATGTTTAGAATCTATAAGATCAGATACTTTGTCCCTTAACAACATACATTCGTGTACATAGTCAATGATGCCGGCGTAACTCACGTCATCACGTTTCCACAATTTAAACACTGATAATGCATTGGCTCTAACTCCACCAAAATAAACGTATTCGCGAGAATAAAAAAATGTTTGAAAAGGGACATAAAATTCGCTTATAGATTTATTTTTTATCATCTCCAATTCTTTTTTGTTAATACCCATTTTTGTTTGCTCCAGTTAGTGCGCCGTCCTTGGCGCGGGGTTTTAGAATCCGCCCATTTCCGCTCTGTCAGCACACTCGTTGCACTGATAGCCAAGGCGTCTGTCTGCCGGCGTGATCCTATTTTGCTGCTTACACGTCGGGCAGGGCAGGTTGCGCGGGTTGCGCGTGGTCGCGGCGCGGAGTGCACTGTTGCCGCCTGGGTCAGCAAACATCAGGTCTCTCTCTCTCGTCTCGTCACAGAAATCGTCATAGTCATTCATAATATTTTCCTCTGTTTGTGCTGATTAGTCAGAGCGATTATTGTATAATTCAAGGGCATTTTCTCGCATGTCATCAATCGATCCGACAAAAAAGCCATGAACAATAATTTTTGCTTGAGCTTGACCCATTTCATGACCGTCGAGGGCGATGAATCGATTCGCCTCAATTTCTGTATCGCAAATTCCGCCCTCGCTGTCAATATAAAAACAGGCCGTGTTGTCGTCATTTTTATTCGTAAAATCATATGTTTTCATAATTTTTTCCCTTTGTTTTTGGTTTACCTGGACCCCCAACCTGAGGGTTTCGGCCCGGTACCACCGGGCAACTCATCAGCAGATTATTGAGCATCTAATATCGCGTCTATTTCAGCTAAACGGTCTACTAATCGTTGTTTCTCCGTTTTTAAATCGTCTACACTGGTAGTGTTATTTTTATAGTGCGTGTAGGCTGTGGCTTTTGAGACTGGGTCGTTGAGTTTTCCGTTTTCGCCGACTATGTAAAATGCAGGAGCGCTATTGGCGGGTTTCCGATTGTCCTTTTGTCCTTTTGCAACAATATCGCGTGGATTGATGTCAATCTCTAACAATCCCTGAGATCCTGGTTGTCCAACCCAGTCACCCCAGTGCATGTCGCCGCGGGAATCGCTAAATTCAACACGTGCAATCCACGGTTTTCCGTAACGGCGCTCGTTATAACTCGATGTTTCAATTTGTAATTTCATAAGTTTTTTCTCTGTTGGGCGCCGTCCTTGGCGCGGGGTGGGTTGCTATTCATCCATGGATATATACCCTACAATGTTACCGTTGATGTCACGCAAGGGAAAATTTTCATTGGGTAAACCAAAGGCTTCAACATGATCGGCTGCGGTCCTTAAAATTCTGGTGATTTCGTCTCGCGCTGAAGCATCGATAAATGCAGCTGCACCAAACCAAGGAAAAGTACTTAATTCAGTGATTTTTAGAGTAAATGGTTTCATGATTTTTTCCTTTATAGCTCACTGGGTTGGTTTTTAATCAGCTTGATTATCTCATCGTTGATGTCGATATAGGCGCTGTGTTTGGCATGACAAGTCGTGTGCGCAACTTCGCCATTTTTTTCAGTTGTGTCGTCTGATTTAACAATGGACCGTAAACAATATCGACATACTAATGTTGCATAATATCGATCGACACGATCACTGAGAGTGTAGTTTGATGGATTCATAAGTTTTTCCCTGGTTGTGCGCCGTCCCTGAGCTGGTGAATTTATTTGATAGGATCTATTTGATTTGCTACCATTCTCAATGTTGTATTTACTGCCATCATTACTACCGCAATATCTAACCCGCGCACATTTTGAGCTGCAATTAATTCATCGATACTGTTGAAAGTTGCGAATAAATTACTACGACCTTTATTAACCTCACGCGCTATTTCGCGTCTAAGTTCACGTTCGTGATTTTTGGCTAAGATTGGTGTTTTCATGGTTTTTGTCCTGGTTAGGCGCCGTCCTTGGCGCGGGGTTTTGACCGGTTATTTTAATTTACGTGAATAGTCTAAATCATGCCCGCAATTAGAGCATAAATTCTCAGCCGGTTTTTCCCGATGAATCTCCCCACAAACTGAGCACGCATTATTTTCATAATCAGTTTTAGGCGTAGAAAACTTAACCAGTGTGCGCGCATGGCCATATACTTTTGTTATTGCACAGTCGCACGCTAGTCCAAAAGCAGGTTGATGAAAAAAATCGCTGTTGTCGCTACAACTATATGTAATTGATTCATGGTCTAGCAATATAAGCCAATCATCGATAATTCTTACTTCGGGGTCATTAAGGCCTGATGAATCACCGTTTATTAAATATGATAACGCGTAGGTCGGAATATTGTAGGTCCCAATTAATTGTAGTTGACTCATTATCTATCTCCGGGTTAAGCGCTCATCCCTGAGCGTGCAATTAATGCTGGAACACAAATGTGCCCGTTGCTCACTAAGCGTCATCGCAATATCGACTGTAACCGTCTCGTAACTCAACGGATTTCCATTGCCCGCCGCCGCCGCCGCCGTTTTCATTTGCGCAAAAATATTGTCATTTGGGTGAATAATTGTTTCAATTTCACCGTTCGGCCGCCTGATTTTTATCTCTAATTTTTCCTGCGATTGAGTAGTTCTCATGATTTTTTCCTCTGTTTTTGGTTTATCATTAGATCTCGCTAATACAGCATCCCCCGGTAAACGCATCTACTGTAGCGTGCATGGTTTTGCCGCGAAATGCATTAAATGCATACGTAGTCGTGTCGTTTTTATTGCTATTATCAACGACACAGATATCGCGTTGCCTATTATTTTTTGTAGCTAGCTGTAATGCACGCAGTATCTCAATAGAGGGTAGCGCATTCGCGTCAGAAAAATGAGTTTTGAAAATTTCGGCGGCTTCGCAAACGTCAATGTTTGCCCAGCAAATAAGCGGTGTTTTTGCGATCATTTTGAGTTCAGTTTTCATTTTTTTGCCCTCTGTGTTGATTTGATAGTTACAATATACGCGCATTGAGCATGATTGTAAAGAGCCCTTATAGAGTTGTTTTAAATTAAAGCCAGCTTTTAAATAGCTAAACCTGATATAGATCAACGGATGTTATGTCGTATAGAGTTTATGTCCGTAAAATGGTAAAATTGGACAATTACAATTGGACAAAAACTGCAGAGGACTGCTAAATGCCTGGTTTTTTATCTCGACTGACCAAAAAAAACCCTCAACTGGGCGGCTCAAACCCTAAAAACATCGACAGTATGGTAGCCGCAGGGATATTGACTAAAAAGGAAGGCGAGCGCGCAAAAAAACGTTTGGCAAAAAACAAAAAATGAAATGAATAGAGTGTTCCACGTGGAACAATAGGGGAGTACATGCGCGAAGGCAGGCCATCAATATATACCAAGGACCTGGCTGATCTCATATGCGAGAGACTAGCTGCTGGTGAGTCTATGCGTAGTATAAGCCGCGATCCAGATATGCCAGCAATGTCCACACTTTTTAAATGGATTAGGGAAAAAGAAGAATTTTCGGCGCAGTACGATAGAGCAAAAATTGAATCTGCGGATGCTTTAGTAGAGGATATGCTAGATATAGCTGACAATGCGACTAACGACTGGATGGAACATCATGATCCTGATAACTCTGGTTACAAGCTCAACGGTGAGCATATCCAGCGCTCAAAACTCAGGGTTGATGTCCGTAAATGGTCTGCTTCTAAGCAAAATCAAAAAAAGTACGGAGATCGGGTCATGCAAGAGCACACAGGCCCTGGCGGCGGTCCTATTGTTGCTATCTCTAGCGAGATGACGGCAGAGGAGGCGGCTCGGATCTACAATTCAAACATTGATAAAGATCGGAATTAAAATGAAGATGGGCTGTTCTTTTAAATATAAAGAAATTAATAATTTTATTGATAAATATCAAATTCCTATGCCTCATGCAATGGGTCAAGATTTCGTTTTAGACACATTAATAAAAATTATTATGGCCCAGCAAGAGCAAATACAAAGCATAAAGTCCGATATTCAAGCAGACCGGCCATGACTGAATCAGACAGAAACCCAAGCAGATTAAACGCCGGGCAAAGCAAACTGGAAGGAGACAACTCACTTATTCAAGAAGAGACGCTGGCTGACCGGATTCGAGCCGCCGAAAAGCTAGCTAAAGAGTACGCTGATTTCTTATTCGGGCCGCTGAAAAATGACTAAAGTGCTCATTCACGAAGAAGAGAAAGGGTATTGGGCAGAAGTGCCTGCGATTCCAGGATGCGTTACCCAAGGCGATAACTTTGAAGAGTTATTAAAGAATTTGTATGAAGCGGTAGAAGGTTGTTTATCCGTCGATATTGCGCCTGTTGATGTCAAGCCAACAGACCGATTGATTGAAATTGCTATAAATGTTCAGAATAATGAGCAAAACTAGGCTTAGGTGCCAAAAATCACGGGGTTTAACCAGAAAGTGTTCGTTATTCTGATCACTGATGAGAATTTGACCTAAATGGACTACAAAAACCCGGATTATGCTCAAATATTTGCTAAACGCAACGACGCGCTAACTCGGATAGCCCGGGATCCGCAATACCTCGCAGCCTGCAAAATACATTACAAAACTAACCCCTGGGATTTTATCAACGATTGGGCATTTACGTTCGAGCCGAGAAATATTGAGCGCGGGCTGATTGCGTCGATACCGTTTGTTCTGTGGGATAGACAAATAGATTATCTAAAATGGCTCTATAAGCGCTGGCGACTGGGAGAGCGCGGGTTAGTCGAGAAATCACGCGATTGCGGCGTCACATGGCTGAGCGTAGGTTTTGCGGTTTCTATGTTTCTGTTTATCGATGGATTTTCTGTGGGTTTTGGATCGAGAAAAGAGGATCTCGTCGACAAAAAGGGGGATCCTGACTCAATTTTTGAAAAAATACGGCATCTAATATCGACAATTCCTGCTCAATTTTTACCTGATGGATTTAACGGAAGAGACCACTCATCACATATGCGGCTCACAAATGCGATGAGCGGGGCATCGATAACGGGTGAGGCCGGTGACAACATTGGGCGTGGTGGGCGCAAGTCTCTCTATATAGTAGATGAGGCGGCGTTTATCGATCATCAGGATATTGTTGACAAAGCTCTATCTCAAAATACCAACTGTCAGATCGACATATCAACGCCCAACGGCAACGGCAACACGTTTTACAAAAAACGGCAGAGGTTCAATAACACAGATAGGGTTTTCATTTTTGATTGGCGTGATGACCCCAGAAAAGACGACGCCTGGTATAAAAAACAGGTTGAGGAGCAGGATGAGGTGACTGTTGCCCAAGAGATTGACCGCGATTACAACGCATCGCAGGAGGATGTGTTTATCCCAGCAAAATGGGTTGCAGCGTCTATTGATGCGCATATTACGCTAGGATTTCGCGCTGAGGGGATTAGGACTACTGGATTTGACCCAGCCGATACCGGTGATGCAAAAGCGATCACTAACCGGCACGGGTCCGTAATCGTTGAGTGCAAACAAAAAACCGATGGGGATATTACACAAGCAATTCCATGGGCGTTCCACGAGGCGGACCGTTTCCGGGCTGATATTTTTGGATATGACGCTGACGGGATGGGTGCCCCGTCCATGAAAATGCAGTTGACTACAATGTCAGTCGATAGAGTTAAAATCGTGCCGTATTACGGCAGTGCGGGGGTCAGCGAACCCGGGAAACGGATTAAACAGGTGCGTAGAGAGAAATCCGAGTTCCGTGCCGGCACTCATAATCTGCTGGAAACACAGATTAAAAACAACGCTGATACGTATCTGAATTTCCGTGCTCAGACCTGGATGTGGCTAAGAGACCGTTTCGAGGCAACGTATATTGCTATTACACGGTCCAGGCAGGGCCAGGTAGTCAATTTCAGCGTTGAGGACCTGATTAGCCTCAGTTCAGAGTGTGAGAATTTGAGAGAGGTACAAGCCGAAATATCAAGGCCGATGAGGATTTTCACAAACAATGGTAAAATAAAGGTAGAAGGGAAAAAGNNNATGAAAACATATGATTTTACGAATAAAAATGACGACAACACGGCCTGTTTTTATATTGACAGCGAGGGCGGAATTTGCGATACAGAAATTGAGGCGAATCGATTCATCGCCCTCGACGGTCATGAAATGGGTCAAGCTCAAGCAAAAATTATTGTTCATGGCTTTTTGTCGGATCGATTGATGACATGCGAGAAAATGCCCTTGAATTATACAATAATCGCTCTGACTAATCAGCACAAACAGAGGAAAATATTATGAATGACTATGACGATTTCTGTGACGAGACGAGAGAGAGAGACCTGATGTTTGCTGACCCAGGCGGCAACAGTGCACTCCGCGCCGCGACCACGCGCAACCCGCGCAACCTGCCCTGCCCGACGTGTAAGCAGCAAAATAGGATCACGCCGGCAGACAGACGCCTTGGCTATCAGTGCAACGAGTGTGCTGACAGAGCGGAAATGGGCGGATTCTAAAACCCCGCGCCAAGGACGGCGCACTAACTGGAGCAAACAAAAATGGGTATTAACAAAAAAGAATTGGAGATGAATAAAAAATAAATCTATAAGCGAATTTTATGTCCCTTTTCAAACATTTTTTTATTCTCGCGAATACGTTTATTTTGGTGGAGTTAGAGCCAATGCATTATCAGTGTTTAAATTGTGGAAACGTGATGACGTGAGTTACGCCGGCATCATTGACTATGTACACGAATGTATGTTGTTAAGGGACAAAGTATCTGATCTTA